TCAGCGCGAGCCTGCCACCAGCGCCTCGCGTTGCGCCAGCCAGGACGCCGACAACCTGCCGCGCAGCAACTGGCTGACGCCCACCTCGAGACGTCCCAGGGCGATGGCTTCGATCAAGTCGGGGGCCAGTTGTGCCAGTCGGCTCATCTTGCTCGCTTGGCCGAGGCCAATGCCTTCGGCCGCCGCAATCTCGGTCATCGAACTGAACCGTCCTTCGTCCAGTAGACGCTGCCAGTGGTGCGCGAGGCCGAGCGCCCGCATCAATGGGGTGTCCTGCGCCATCTCGCGCACCAGTCGTTCGCGGCGGGCTTCGTCCAGAAACTCTTGCGGCGCGTCCAGCGGGGTGATGACCTGCTTCTTCAGACCCCGGCGCACCAGCGTCCAGGGCAGGAAGGTCTCCATCTGCACGCCGCCAGCAGGCAGCGGCGTCTGATACGTCACTGGGACACCCCTGGCGTGGCCGCGATGCTTCTTGCTCACACATCCTCCTCAAAACTGGCCATGAGCTGGCGCTGAGCGTGCCAGTCCACCATCAGGCGGTTTCGCTGAAACCACATCAGCGTCAACCGACGTGGCTGCTTGCCCGCCATGAACTGCTCAATGATGTCGGGGGCCAGCAGGGTCAGGCGCAGCAGTTCGTTGACCACCGAGTGGTGCAGTTTCTCGGCGCGGGCGATGGCCGACCCGCTTTGCATCGCGCCGGTGTCCAGCAGATGCTGCCAGTAGAAGGCGCGTGCCACACCGTCGAGCAGTGTCACGTCGTGGATGTTCCGGTCGTCGGCAGCCACGCGTTGGACGCCCCGTCGGCGAAACGTCAGGGGCACAAAGGTTTCCATCGACTCATCCATCAGGCTTCGACCTCCAGCAGTTCAGCACCAATGCTGTCCGGGGCGAAATCTTCGATGAGCGCGTTCCAACCTACCTCACGCCACTTCACCTTGATCCCCTGCACCTCGCCCGCGTGGACGAGGTCGATGCGCTCGATCATCAGATTGGCGATGCGGTGGCGCTCGACCGGGAACAGTTGATCCCACACGTTGTTGAGGCGTCCCATCGCCATCACGGTGGTGGCCTCGTCGATCTGGGCCCCGTTGCGTTGAATGTGCCGCACCACCGACGCCACGGTCTCCGGGCTGGTCAGCACCGTTCGGATCTGGGCCACCACCGCCCCCTCGATCTCCGGCGCGGGCAGGCGCTCGTAGCTCTTGCCCGGCGCGCCGAAGCGCGCTTCCGACTTGGACACGTAGTAGTGGTACTTGCGCCCGTTCTTGCGCGAGTAGGTCGGGTACATCCGTTCACCCGAGGGCGCGTACAGCAGGCCGCGCAACAACGCGTCGGTGCGCGACCTGATCTTGGTCTCGACCGACCGAGTGTGGCCATCCTTGGCCAGCACCTCGTGAACCCGGCCCCACAGCCCGGGATCGATGATGGCTTGATGCACGCCCGGGTACCAACTGCCCTTGTGCGACAACTCCCCGAGGTAGATGCGGTTGCGCAGCAGCTTGTGCAGGTACTTCTTGTCGATGCGCGTGCCTGCCCGTGTCTGACCGTCCTGTGTCGTCCACGCCTTGGTGGTGATGCCATCCAGAGTCAGGTTGGCGGCAATCTGGGTGGGCGAGCCGATGGTCAGCATCTCCTCGAAGATGCGCCGCACCACCGCCGCCTCGGTGTCGTTGATGACCAGCAGACGGTTCTCGACGTCGAAGCCGAGCGGCGGCACGCCACCCATCCACATCCCTTTGCGCTTGCTGGCAGCGATCTTGTCGCGGATGCGCTCGCCGGTGACCTCGCGCTCGAACTGGGCGAAGGACAGCAGCACGTTGAGCATCAGCCGCCCCATCGATGTGGTGGTATTGAACTGCTGCGTGACCGACACGAACGACACGCCGTGGCGCTCAAACACCTCGACCATCTTGGAGAAGTCGGCAAGGCTGCGCGTCAGGCGGTCGATCTTGTAGACCACCACGATGTCGATCTGGCCGCGCTCAATGTCGGCCATCAGGCGTTTTAGCCCCGGCCGATCCGTGTTGCCGCCGGAGAAGCCGGGGTCGTCGTAGTCGTCGGCCACCGGAATCCAGCCCTCGGCGCGCTGGCTGGCGACATACGCGTGGCCAGCTTCCTTCTGCGCGTCGATGGAGTTGAACTCCTGGTCAAGGCGCTCGTCCGACGACACCCGGCAGTAGACGGCGCAGCGTTTGCGTGCCTTGGGAGAGGCGATTTGGACGGCATCTTTCATTGCGCACCTGCCTTGCCGGTCAGGCCGAAGAACAGCGGCCCCGACCAGTGCGTGCCGGTGATCTGCCGGGCCACGGCCGTCAGGCTCTTGAAAGTGCTGCCCTCGTACTCGAACAGGCCTTCGGCGGTGACCGCCACCTTGTGCTCGCGGTCGCCCCATTCGCGCAGCAGCACGGTGCCGGGCGCGAAGTTGGTGTCGCGCGGCCGTGCCCGCAGCTTGATCTTGGAATGCTTGGCACCGATGGCCTCCAGGCGCTGGCGCGTGTTGTGCGCCAGACCGCCGAAGGCTTCCTCCTGCATCTTGTAGGCGATGCGCGACTCAATGAATACGCGGTTGGGGTTGATGGGGCGGCTGCTGAAGTACCGATCCCACACTGGCCACAACTCGGCGATGGGCAGGCTCGACAGCTCCGCGATCCGCGCGGCGACGGATGCTTGTTTCTCGTTCATCACAACTTCTCCTGTTGATAGGGGGTTGTATGAACGCGCTGGTCGGGCAGGAAGCCAAGGCCAACTTCTCTCTGTTTTGGCGCTTCTGCGACGACGGTGCGGACGATGGCGGCCGCAAGGATGGCGGTGATTTCACCAGCGCGGGCGCTGGCGGACATCTCTGAGGGAGATGCGAGTTCGAGGTTCTTCATGACGGCTCCGAGGAATTGCAACCGTCACAGATGATGTGCGCGATGTTCCGAAACGGATGGCAATTCCGGGTAATCGGACTCATCTGGTGGCCCGGCCTCGATGCCCCGGCAGGCCAGCGGTGCCTGTCTGGCAGGGAACCGGATTGCGCGTTAACGAAACAGTTGACAGGCACCGATCTGCTCGATACGATGGCGTCAATTAACTAATCACGCAATTGGGTCACAACATGGCATTTGGTGCCTACATCAGACAGAAGAGGGAGGCGAAGGGCATTCAGATGAATGACTTCGCCCGGCAGCTGGACATCTCGCCTGCCTACTGGTCGCGCATAGAGCGCGACATCGAGAAGCCGCCCAAGGACGAGCTGATCCGCAAGGCGGCAGAAATCCTTGGCGAGAATGTCGACGACGCCTTTGTTGAGGCCAGCCGCCTTCCGCCAGACATGCGCGACGACGTGGGGGGCCTGGTACGGATGTATCGCAAGCAAGCGACGGGGGACAAGTGAATGCCGGTGTTGACTCTTGGCTACCGGCATTGCGACCGAAAACGCCCCAGCTACATCAAGAATTCCGAGATTGAGGGCATCGCCGTCCTGGCCCGCCAGCAACTGGTGGATGCTGCTGCCGATGCCATCTCGCTCGCCACCCTGAGCGCCATCTCCGGCCTGAAGATCAACGGCGTGGTATTCGACCTGTTCGTCGGCACCGGTGACGTCGTGCATGACGAGCGCGGGAACCCTGTCCTGGGCATCTGTGAGTACGATCCTGGCGTGCCGGACACCGCGATGGTGTCGGTGTCACCGGTTGGCGTGAATGCCAGCGAGGAGCTGGTACTGAGCACCCTCGGGCACGAGCTCGGCCACGCCATCTTCGATGCTCCGGGATGGATCGTTGATGCCAGCAAAGGGCCGGGGCTGTTCGATGACCCCAACGATGCGGCGCGGCGGGCCTACCGCACGACCACCCGCGACGTGGATCATTTGGCGAAAGTCCCGCCCGTCGTCGATGCGGCAGCGACCCCCTCTCTGGCGATTCCAGGCCACACCACCAAGGAAGAATACTTCGCCGAGCTGCGTGCCAACGAGTTCATGGGGTCGTTGCTGGTGCCGCGCCAACGCCTGAATCTGGCGGTCGAAGAGTTGGCTCCGAAACACGGTGTGACGATCCATCGCAGCCCGTCGCTTGATCCGGATTTGCCCGGCACCTGCCTTCACCTGACGGCTGATGGCGATATCGGGTTCTTCGACATCGAATGTTTGCAGAAGGCCGTGGCCAAGCGCTTCGGCGTCAACCGGCGATTCATCCAAGTCAGGATGGAGCGCTATGGCCTTCTCAAGCCGGGGGCCAAGATCGCCTGATCAACGCCTCCACCTCGCCGCCGACCGCGTGTCGGCATTTTTTGAACCTCTCAGTTAACCACTCGCGCAATCTCGCACTTCGTTTAGAAAAGGAAATTGCCTATGCCAGCAGACGAACAGATCACCGCCCAGGAACACGACGAGTCGACAGCCGCGCAGCAGCAGTCCTCGAAGCAGGTGCGACCCCGTCAATCCGACGATGGCCCGGAAATCCTGCCGTGCATGGAGCACTTCGTCACCGTGGTGCGCAAAGCCAAGCGTCCCGGCCTCGCCTTGCTCCTGGTCGAACGTGCCAGCGCCACTTCGCTGCCGGAACTGGCAGCGCTTACGGATGCGGCCAAAGGCATCCTCGCGGTGCAGTCCCGCAGGGCGATGTTCCACGCCGTCGCCAAACTTGGCTCGGACGTCCAGCAGCACATCGAGCGTGCGGCCGAGCGCGTGGTGCTGCTCGATGACGAGTACGGCACGCAGGCCGTCCAATCCCTCCTTGACGACCAAGACGCCAGCGACGCTGCCGTCTTGGCCACGCCCAGTGACCGGTATAGCCGGGCCCTGCACCTCTGTCTGCGGCAGGATTTTCCGGAGGCCGGTGCCAAGCGCGATCAGCGTTTCGACAACGCCGAGCGCTTGCAGGTGATGCATCGGCAGTGGAAAAGCGAGAACTACTCCAGCCACTACCTTGGCCCGAAGGGCGTGGTGCCGAGCATTGATGCCGACGTGGAGGGGGTGTTGCGCGGGCGCATTTCGGCGCTGTTCCCGCAAGTGGCTTCTGACCAGATCCTCATCGAGCAGTTCACGCGCCGTGATCTCGCGCATGCCGACCGCTGCGGCGGAAAGGACGCCGATGAGGTCACGCCCGTGCTCTTGCACACCCTGACTGCAACCTTCAATGGATCGATGGCGCACTTCCGGCAGGTTGCGAACGGCGAGGTGGTCGAGCACGAAGAGCCTGCAGCGATGTCGGCCAGCTTCTCGTGGGAGCCCGGCACTGGTGCGCTCGGCGTGTTCTGCGAAGACCGTGAGGTGCGCCGTGAACTGGCGACCATCTTCCGCGATGTCGTCTTGGCGTGCGACGGGGAGATCAATGACATGCCGATGCGCGAGTTCGACCTGTTCGGCTTCTCGACACCGGCGATGCTCAAGCGCATTGAGCAGGAGCGTGTGGCGGGCATCGAAAAGATTTCGATCCTGCAGATCAAAGTTGCCCGGCCCTTCGAGCAGCAAACCACCGACGCTGCCAACGGGCGTGAGTTGATCCAACACCTGTCGAGCACGATGCTGATCGGCAAGGATCGACGCGACGCCCGCCAGATTTATCAGGTTGCCTACGACGACTATGGCGTCGACGACCTGACGGGCTACACGCTGGCGCAGGTGAAGCTGGTGTTCCGAATGGCCAAACAGCCGCACCGCAAGGCCCACAACGTTGCTGTCCAAATCACGTCGCCGAACGGCCTGAACGACAAGAGCAAGACCGAGGATGACCGCAAGCGCGTGCTGGAACAGCTCACGCGCATTGGGGTGCTCCGTGAGTTCTGATGACGCTACCGCGAAGTCGGCACATCTGAGTTTTCTGGCAGCGCTGGAGCGGCTGCCCTGGGTCGATTCCCGCGTCAGGGCGGCCGAGCTCGGGCGATGCAGACCGACGTTTATGCAGCGACGATGGATCACGGAAGAGGACTACCTCACACATCTGATGGTGCCCGTCCTGGATTCTGAGCAGGAAGTCGAGGTTGAGATCGATCACGACGCGGCGGTGTACCGGTACCGCAGTCCCCAGCAGCGGTCACGAACGGTTGAGCGACCTCTTGCCGACATCGCGCTGTATGCCCTCCAGGTGGATGTGTGGCTCGCCGACTTGGCGTCCTTGATCGGCATCGAAGATCGACGACGATCCGACCGCCGACATCGCGTGCCGGGCCACCTGTGGCACCTCGGGGAAGTGCGAATCGCTGGCACACACGACTTCGCCCCGGTATTCGTTGCCAGTGCGTGGGAGCGTGCTCCTGCTGCGGCGATGACCTCGGTGTTGAGCGACCCAATCTGGCCGCGTGGCGGCATCGTCTTGCGGCATCAGCGATATCCCGTCGATCTGCCCCGTGACCATGTCATGCGCTGGCTGGACGAGTTCGTTCGCGTGGACGACGGCCAGGACGTTTTCGACGCGAACGCATTCGACAGGGTGCTGCGTGGCTACGTCACGCCCAGCGGTGCGCCAGAGCCGTTTGAGTTCTTCCAAGGCAATCGACTGAAGCTGCCGCACTTCACCGAGTCGCGTGAGCTGTCTGCGGAGCGCGCCAAGATCGTCAAGCAGATGTGGAGTGCCGACGGGAAGAACGCGCCAGAGGTGTCCTGGGCCGAGGTCAACAGGATCGCCAATACCGGCTACCAGTCGTTCGATGACGCCTTCGGCGGAAAGGCTGAACGCGAGGACGTGATCGCATTGGTCAAGCGCGGCAAATACCGACTGCGACGCAACCCATAAACGCGCCCATAAATCAAACCAGACACGGGCCATAAACCCGTGCGGAGACTTCGATGTGCCCATTTCATCTAGGAGGCACATCGAAATGCAAACCCAAGTTCCATCAATCGAATCCGGTCGGAATTCCCGCCGGATGAATCCCGGCGGTGCAGCCTGCATCGCCCTCGACGAAAACGAGCTCGCCATCCGCTGGGGGCTCTCCGTCAAGACTCTGCGCCGCTGGCGTCAAGAGCAGCTTGGCCCGATCTACTGCAAGCTCGGTCGTCGGGTCACATACCTCCTGCACGAAATCGAAGCCTTCGAGCGCCGCGTCTCGCGTTACTCGAGCTTCACTCGTGCGTACCAGTGAGGAGGACGGCCATGAGCGATCTGACCATCTTCCCCGTCGACATCGCCGAGATGTCGGTGAGCCAACTGGCGGCGCTGCCGCCCGAGCAGAAGCGCGAGGTCGACAAGAATCTCGATGCCGCCATCGACTGGCTCAAGAAGGCCCGCACCAAGTTCGATGCGGCGCTGGAACAGTGCTACGGCGAGCAGGCTCGCGCCGCGCTGCGTGAATCCGGCCGTGACTTCGGCACCGCCCACATCAACGACGGCCCGCTACGCATCAAGTTTGAGCTGCCCAAGAAGGTCAGCTGGAACCAGAAGCAGTTGGGCGAAATTGCCGAGCGCATCGTGGCCTCGGGCGAGAAGGTCGAGGGCTACCTCGACGTCAAGCTCTCCGTGTCCGAGTCCCGGTACATCAACTGGCCCCCGGCGCTGCAGCAGCAGTTCGCGGCCGCCCGCACGGTCGATTCCGGCAAGCCGTCCTTCACCCTGAGCACCGATGGGGGTCAGGCATGAAAAAGCTCCCCATCGTGTCCGCCGTCGAGCGCATGGCCGAGCGCAAGGGCGTGAAGCTGCTGATGCTGGGCAAGTCCGGCATCGGCAAGACGTCCCGCCTCAAAGACCTCGACCCCGCCACCACGCTGTTCCTTGACATCGAGGCAGGCGACTTGGCGGTCGCCGACTGGCCGGGCGACACCATCCGCCCGGCGTCCTGGCCCGAGAGCCGCGACTTCTTCGTGTTCCTCGCGGGCCCGGACAAGTCGTTGCCGCCGGAGAGCGCGTTCTCGCAGGCGCACTACGACCACGTCATCGAGAAGTTTGGCGATGCGACGCAGCTCGGTCGTTACCAGACCTTCTTCCTCGACTCGATCACGCAACTGTCTCGCCAGTGCTTTGCGTGGTGCAAGACGCAGCCCGGCGCGGTCAGTGATCGTTCCGGCAAGCCCGATCTGCGCGCGGCCTACGGGCTGCTCGGCCAGGAAATGATCGGCGCGTTGACCCACCTGCAGCTCGCCCGTGGCAAGAACGTGGTGTTCGTGGCGATCCTCGATGAGCGACTGGATGACTTCAACCGCAAGGTATTCGTCCCGCAGATCGAAGGCAGCAAGACGAGCCTGGAGCTGCCCGGCATCGTTGATGAGGTCGTGACGCTGGCCGAGATCAAGGCCGAGGACGGCAGCTCCTACCGCGCCTTCGTCACGCACACCGTCAATCCCTACGGCTTCCCGGCCAAAGACCGCAGCGGTCGTCTCGACCTGCTTGAGCCGCCGCATCTCGGCGCGCTGATCGCCAAGTGCGCGGGCGCTATCCCCGCGCCCGCCAGCGCCGCCAACCCCGCACACATCGAATCTCAGGAGTAATCGCAATGACCGCATGGAATGACTTCAACGACGCCGACTCTCAGCAATCCGGCTTCGATCTGATCCCCAAGGGCACCGTCGTGCCGGTGCGCATGACCATCAAGCCGGGTGGCTATGACGACCCCGAGCAAGGCTGGGGTGGCGGCTACGCCACCGAATCGTTCGAGACCGGTTCCATCTATCTGGCGGCCGAGTTTGTGGTCACCGCTGGCGACCATGCCAAGCGCAAGATGTGGAGCAACGTCGGCCTGCTCTCCAAGAAAGGCCCGACCTGGGGCCAGATGGGGCGCAGCTTCATCCGCGCCGCGCTGAACAGCGCCCGCAACGTCCACCCGCAAGACAACAGCCCGCAGGCCGCCGCCGCGCGCCGTATCAATGGCTTCGTCGAACTGGATGGCCTGGAGTTCTTGGCGCGCGTTGACATCGAGAAGGACGCCAAGGGCCAAGACCGCAACGTGGTCAAGCTGGCAGTCGAGCCCGACCACCCCGACTACGCCAAGTTGAAGGGCGTGCCGTCCAAGGGCAGTCCAGGCAGCGGCAACTCCGGTGCTCCGGCCCAGGTGGCTCCTGCCTTCGCAGCTCCCACCCCGCAACGCGCGCCAGTGACGGGCAAACCGTCTTGGGCTCAGTGAGGAGGCGGCTATGAATACAACCGTCCTCACTGCCAGCCACTACGGCGTCGTGCGTTTCGGCGATCTGCAATGCGAGGCCGTCGTCCTCAAGGGCGGCGAGCGTGGCTACGTTCGTCGCCAACTGGCCAAGCTGCTGGGCTTCCACGAAACGCACAAGGGTGGCCGATTTGCCCGGTTCCTGGCCGACTTCGCGCCTAACTCATTGTCGGCATTGGAGAAAACTCGTGAGCCGATTCTGTTGCCGTCGGGGCGGCAGGCGCAGTTCTTCCCCGCAGGGATCATTGCCGACGTCGCGTCGGCGGTGGTCAGCGCCGCCATCAACGGCACGCTGCACAAGGCCCGCCAGGGCATCGTGCCCAACTGCATGAAGATCATGCGCGCGCTGGCCACCACCGGCGAGGTCGCGCTGATCGACGAGGCGACGGGCTACCAGTACCACCGTGCGCCTGATGCGTTGCAGGAATTGATCTCCAAGCTGCTGCGCCAGTCGTGCTCTTCGTGGGAGCGCCGCTTCCACCCGGACTACTACCGCGCCCTCTACCGATTGTTCGGCTGGAAGTACCAGGGCCACGATCAGAACCCGCCCCACGTTGTCGGCCAGATCACGCAGCGCTGGGTCTACGGCCCGGTGCTGCCCGCCACACTGATTGACGAGATCCGCTCTCGCAAGGGCATCTCGCAGAAACACCACCAGTGGCTGTCCGACCAGGGCCTCGCCCGCCTGGAAACGCAGATTCACGCGGTCACCGCCATTGCGCGTAGCTCGACCTGCTACCGCGACTTTGACCGCCGCTGCGATGCGGCCTTCGCGGGCGGCTCGCTGCAGTTGGCGCTGCTGGCCGAAGACTTTGAGGAGGTGGCGTGAAATGCTGGGTCTGCAAACGACAGGCCCGGGGGTTTGGCCACACCGACAACCGACATGGTGTCGGCGATCCCCGGCGCTACCCCATCGACTGGGTGTTCTGCTCGCAGCGCTGCCAGACCGCGTTCCACGCGATGTACGGCAACTGGCTGCGCGCCAAGGATGGTCGCACCGACATCAAGGGGGTCGCCATGATCGATCCCTCTGATATCGAGCTGGCCGCGATGCGCAAGTGCCTCAAGTCCTTCGGCGAGGCGGCTGGCGAGATCGGCTTCACCAAACCGCTGGGCAACTACTCCGAAGCCGAGGCGCTGCAGGTGATCGACGCCATCGTCACTTGCTACACCGAGGCGATGGTCGAACACCACGAGGCGAGCAAGTTCCCGCCCGTGCGTGGCATGCCGCCGACGCCAGATCCGATGACGCCGAGTTCGGCCAATCCGTTCGCCGATCTGGAGGACGACCTGCCTTGGGAAGAACCGAAGGGGAAGAAGCCATGATGGACTTCAACTCCACTTCGAGCATCTCGGGCCAGATCACCGCGCTGGTCGATGCCGGGATGCAGCGGGCCCGAGCCCAGCAGTCCGAGCGCCAGTACCTCGGAGCTTCGCGTCTCGGCGTGGCCTGCGAGCGTGCGCTGCAGTTCGGGTACGCCAAGGCACCCGTTGATCACGGGCGTGACACCCCCGGCCGAATGCTGCGCATCTTTGAGCGCGGCCACGTCATGGAGGACTGCATGGTCGCGTGGCTGCGCGATGCGGGCTTCGACCTGCGTACCCGGAGAGTCGATGGCGAGCAGTTTGGCTTCTCCGTGGCCGATGGCCGTCTGCAGGGCCACATCGACGGCGTCATCGTCGATGGCCCGGAGGGCTTTGCCTACCCGGCGCTATGGGAAAACAAGTGCTTGGGCATGAAGTCCTGGCGCGAGCTGGAGAAGAGCCGGCTCGCCGTGGCCAAGCCCGTCTACGCCGCGCAAGTGGCGATCTACCAAGCCTATCTCGAACTGCACGAGCACCCGGCGATCTTCACGGCGCTCAACGCCGACACGATGGAGATCTACACCGAGGCCGTGCCCTTTGACGCAGCCCTGGCCCAGCGCATGTCGGATCGGGCGGTGAAGGTCATCACGGCCACCGAAGCAGGCGAACTCCTGCCGCGCGCCTTCAATGACGCGACTCACTTCGAGTGCCGGATGTGCGCGTGGCAAGACCGCTGCTGGAGAACACAAGCATGACCGACAACAACACCCCGGCCACCGGCATCGAGCCGATGATCGATGCCAAGCAGGCGGCCGCCGCGTTGCGCCTGCCGTACTACTGGTTCGCCGACCACGCGATGCGCACCAAGTACCGGATTCCGCACTACCTGATGGGCGGTCTGGTGCGCTACCGCCTGTCCGAACTCTCTGCGTGGGCCACGCGCAGCACCGCCGTCCAGGGCCGTGATGCTCAGGATGCGGACGCACCTGTCGAGGGAGCCGAATGATCGACTTCAACGACACAACCCAACCTGCGGAGCACAACAGGGAATCTGAACGAGACGAGATTCGCGCCGATCTGCTGACGCGACTGGAGTCGGTGCTGACCACGATGTTTCCTGCTGGCAAGAAGCGCCGTGGCAAGTTCCTGATCGGCGACATCCTCGGCAGTCCAGGTGACAGCCTCGAGGTGGTGCTCGAAGGTGAGAAGGCCGGTCTGTGGACGGATCGTGCCGACAACTCAGGCGGCGACATCTATGCGCTGATCGGCGGCTACTGCGGCATCAACGTTCACAGCGACTTTCCCCGCGTGCTGGATGCCGCTGCTGACCTGCTCGGGCGGTCGCGGTCGGTGCCGGTGCGCAAAACGAAGAAGGAAGCGCCGGTCGACGACCTCGGCCCGGCTACGGCGAAGTGGGACTACTTCGATGCCGTTGGCAAGCTGATCGCCGTCGTCTACCGCTATGACCCACCGGGTGGCAAGAAGGAATTCCGACCGTGGGACGCCAAGCGCCGCAAGATGGCCCCGCCTGAGCCGCGCCCGCTGTTCAACCAGCCCGGCCTTGCTGCGGCAAGCCACATCGTCCTGGTCGAGGGCGAGAAGTGCGCGCAGGCATTGATCGCCAGCGGCGTGGTGGCCACCACGGCTATGCACGGTGCCAATGCCCCGGTCGACAAGACCGACTGGTCACCACTGGCTGGCAAAGCGGTTCTGATCTGGCCCGACCGCGATGCGCCGGGGTGGGACTATGCCGACCGGGCTTCGCAAGCGATCTTGCACGCAGGCGCGACCTCGGTCGCCATCCTCATGCCGCCCGACGACAAGCCGGAGGGGTGGGACGCCGCCGACGCCATTCCCGAAGGCTTCGATGTCGGTGGCTTTCTGGCCGTCGGCGAGCGGATGCCGGTGATGCGCTCGGTGGAGGAAGCACCTTCGCCAGACTTGCTGACGGGCATTGATTGGACGACCGAGGATGGCCTGTCCAGCGCTTTCACCCGCCGCTACGGCGAAGACTGGCGCTACTGTGCCCTGTGGGGCAAGTGGCTGGTCTGGACGGGTGTGCGCTGGAATCCCGATCAGGTGCTCTACGTGTCGCATCTCTCCAGGGGCATCTGCCGCAACGCCTCGCTGAAAGCGGACACGCCGAGGCTCAAGGGCAAGCTTGCCAGTTCCGCCACGATCTCGTCGGTTGAAAAGATCGCGCGCTCTGACCCGAAGCACGCATCCACCGCCGAGGAATGGGACGCTGATGTCTGGGCGCTGAACACCCCCGGTGGCGTGGTCGATCTGCGCACGGGCAGGATGCGCCCGCACCGGCGCGATGACCGCATGACCAAGGTGACCACGGCCACGCCGCAGGGCAATCCGGACAGCGCCTGCCCGACGTGGCGAGCCTTCCTCACGGATGTCACCGGTGGCGACGTCGATCTGATGGCCTACCTGCAACTGATGGTTGGCTACTGCCTGACGGGCGTCACCAGCGAACACGCGCTGTTCTTCTTGTACGGCACAGGCGCGAACGGCAAGTCGGTGTTCGTCAACGTGCTGACCACCATCCTGGGCGACTACGCGGCCAACGCGCCGATGGACACGTTCATGGAGGCGCGCAACGACCGGCACCCGACCGATCTCGCAGGGCTGCGCGGCGCACGCTTCGTGTCATCCATCGAAACCGAGCAAGGGCGGCGCTGGAACGAGTCCAAGGTCAAGGCCATCACGGGTGGCGACAAGGTGTCCGCGCGCTTCATGCGCCAGGACTTCTTCGAGTACCTGCCGCAGTTCAAATTGGTGATCGCGGGCAATCACAAGCCGTCGATCCGCAACGTCGACGAGGCGATGAAGCGCCGACTTCACCTGATCCCGTTCACGGTGACTATCCCGCCCGAGCGCCGCGACGGCAGGCTGACCGAGAAGCTGCTCAAGGAGCGCGATGGGATTCTGGCGTGGGCAGTCGCGGGCTGCAGCCTGTGGCAACGCCAGGGCTTGAAGCCGCCCGCCAGCGTGGTGTCGGCGACCGAGGAGTATTTCGAGGCCGAGGATGCGCTCGGGCAGTGGATCGAAGAACGCTGTCTGCTGGCCAAGTCCCACCGCGAAGGCGTCTCAGAACTGTTCGCCGACTGGCGCGAATGGGCCGAGCGCGCGGGCGAGTACGTGGGATCGGTCAAGCGCTTCTCGGAGCTGATGGCGACTCGCAAATTCGAGAAGTGTCGGCTGACCGGAGGGGCTCGCGCCATCGCGGGCATCGCCCTCAGGCCCAAGCCGTACAGCCACGCCTACCCCTACCGCGATGACTGACCAATCCGGGAGAGTGACGGATTTGACGGGTTTCCTGATTGACGCGCTACACGTGCGCGCACGTAAAGGACGTTGTACCGACAACCCGTCGCATCCGTCACTTGCCCATCCAACACGGAGTAAAGACGATGAATACGACGATCCTCGCCCTCGATCTGGGCACACACACCGGGTGGGCTCTGCAGCACCTGGACGGCACCATCACCAGCGGCACGGAGCACTTCAAGCCGCAGCGATTCGAAGGCGGCGGAATGCGCTTCCTTCGATTCAAGCGCTGGCTCAACGAACTGCTGTCGGTCAGCAATCACATTAACGCGGTGTTCTTCGAGGAAGTTCGGAGGCACGCTGGCGTTGACGCAGCGCACGCCTACGGCGGATTCATGGGGCACCTGACTGCGTGGTGTGAACATCACAACATCCCCTACCAGGGCGTTCCGGTCGGCACGATCAAGAAGCACGCGACCGGCAAGGGCAATGCGAGCAAGGACGAAATGATCGCGTCCGTCCGCGAGCGTGGTCACACCCCAGTCGACGACAACGAAGCCGACGCACTGGCCCTGCTGCACTGGGCAGTCGAGACGCAGGAGGTGTGACGTGAAGGTTCCGACACCCCAATACCGCTGCCCCCTTGGTCGACTGCAGCCACAAGCCACGGATCTGGACGCCATCAAGGAACGTGGCTGGCGTGACCAGCACATCCTGGTGGTCAACGCGTCCGACGACCGTCTGGACTTCATAGAGCGCGAGATCGTGCGACGCATTGGTGAACGTCTGTACGGGCTGGGAGGGACGCGTCATGGCTGAGTGGACAACCGACGACGTGGCAGCACGCTTCGAAGAGGCCGCCACCACCGGACGACGCCTGCCCCCTGTACGTGTGCAGGGCTACTTCAATTGCTGGCCCGCCTTCGTTCGCAAGGAGTGGGAAGCCTTTGCTGCCGACGAGAAGGTGTACCGGCCCTTCCCACCGAGCCCCGAGGCCATCGACCGGATGCTGGAGACGATGCGCTGGGTGCAATGGCTCGAGGTCGAGCAGCGCCATCTGGTGTGGATGCGGGCCAAACGCTACGGCTGGAGGGACATCACGATCCGCTTTGCCTGCGACCGCACGACGGCGTGGCGGCGCTGGCAGCGGGCAATGGAGGTCGTGGCCGCGAACCTCAACAGCGAAGGCGTGCGTTTGCCTTCCAAAAACGTGGGCAATTTAGGGTAATGCTTGCCGCGCTTGTCCTTGCTTTGCCTTGCTTGTCCGTTTCGAGGCCCGGCAGCCCCGCAACAAAACAGCCCGGTCGGGGGTAGTATTTCGGCTATCTTCTGGACAGCGGTGACGGTTGAGGCGATAGGCCCAGGCAAAAGGGGTCCTTCCTTCCCGAATCGCAATGCGGGGGGCGCGAGCGCGGCATTCGCCTAGCGTCCGACTGCAAACCAAGGTTTGCAGGGTTTGCAGTTTGCACCCGCCCCAGTCCGCACCCATCACGAGCCCGCCCACGGTTTTCCGTCGGCGGGTTTTCTTTTTTGAGGAAACGATTCTGAACACCCTCAACGTCGAGTACCGCAAGGTCGAGGCGCTGATCCCCTACGCCCGCAATCCGCGCACGCACACCGACGAGCAGGTGGCCAAGATCGCCGCCAACATCGTTGAGTACGGCTGGACGAATCCGGTGCTGGTGGACGGCGACAGCGGGATCATCGCGGGCCACGGTCGTCTGGCCGCCGCGCGCAAGCTCGGGCTGGATCAAGTGCCGGTCATCGAACTGGCCCATCTGTCGCCGACGCAAAAGCGCGCCTACGTCATCTCCGACAACCGGCTGGCGCTCGACGCCGGTTGGAACGAGGAGATGCTGGCGTTGGAAATGGCCGAGCTGTCCGAGGCTGGGTATGACCTTGCACTGACCGGCTTCGAGGATGCTGAGATCGAGGCACTGCTCGCTGACGACCTGGACCCCGATGACGCCGACCAGGAGCCCGATGCAGACGAGCCGGACGCTGCTGACGATGTGCCCGCTGCGCCGGTCGTGCCGGTGTCCCGCACCGGCGATGTCTGGGCCATCGGCTCCCACCGTCTGATCTGTGGGGATGCCACCGACCCGACAGTCGTCGCCACGCTGATGCAGGACGATTCGGCCCGGCTGTGCTTCACCTCACCGCCCTATGGCAACCAGCGCAACTACACCTCCGGCGGCATCACCGATTGGGATGGCCTGATGCGCGGCGTGTTCGCCAGGGTGCCGATGACCGACGACGGGCAGGTGCTGGTCAACCTTGGGCTGATCCACCGCGACAACGAGGTCCTCCCGTATTGGGACGCGTGGCTTGGCTGGATGCGCTCCCAGGGCTGGCGGCGCTTCGCTTGGTACGTCTGGGATCAGGGGCCGGGGATGCCCGGCGACTGGGCTGGTCGCTTCGCCCCAAGTTTCGAGTTCGTCTTTCACTTCAACCGAGCCAGTCGCAAACCCAACAAGATCGTGCCCTGTAAACACGCGGGGCAGGAATCGCACCTGCGCGCCGACGGGTCGTCCACGGCCATGCGCGGCAAGGACGGCGAAGTCGGCGGCTGGACGCACAAGGGTCAGCCAACACAGGACACCCGGATTCCCGACTCGGTGATCCGCGTGATGCGCCACAAGGGCAAGATCGGGCAGGACATCGACCACCCGGCCGTGTTCCCGGTAGCACTGCCGGAGTTCGTGATCGAGGCCTACTCGGACACCGGCGACGTTGTGTTCGAGCCCTTCGGCGGCAGTGGCACCACGATGCTGGCCGCGCAGCGCACCGGTCGCGTGTGTCGCAGCGTGGAGATTGCGCCGGAGTACGTGGATGTCGCCATCAAGCGCTTCCAGCAGAACCACCCCAGCGTGCCCGTGACGCTGTTGGCAACAGGCCAGTCCTTCGACGACGTGGTCAATGAACGTCTGACCACCACGGAGGCCGAGCAATGACCGCTTCCTGGTTTGCCGACAAGATCGAGCAGTGGCCGACCGCAAAGCTGCTGCCCTATGCCCGTAACGCGCGAACCCACTCGGACGATCAGGTGGCGCAGATTGCTGCCTCCATTGCCGAGTTCGGTTTCACCAATCCGATCCTGGCCGGTGGCGACGGCGTGATCGTCGCCGGGCACGGGCGGCTTGCCGCCGCTCAAAAGCTCGGTCTGGAAATGGTGCCGGTGGTGGTGCTCGACCATCTGAGCCCGACTCAGCGCCGGGCCCTGGTGATCGCGGACAACCGCATCGCCGAGAACGCGGGCTGGGACGACGCGATGCTGCGCATCGAGATCGCAGCCTTGCAGGACGACGACTTCGACGTGTCGCTGACCGGCTTCGATGCCGATGCGCTCGCCGAGTTAATGGCGGGCGACGATCCGGATGGCGAAGGCGAAACCGATGACGATGCGGTGCCCGAGTTGTCGGAGACGCCGATCTCGCGCCCGGGTGATGTCTGGGTGCTGGGTGGCCACCGGCTGCTGTGCGGTGACTCCACCGTTGCTGAGAGCTACGACCGGGTTCTCGACGGCAAGCCGGTAGACATGGTCTTCACCGATCCGCCGTACAACGTGAACTACGCCAACAGCGCCAAGGACAAGATGCGCGGCAAGGATCGCGCGATCCTGAACGACAACCTGGGCGACGGCTTCTACGATTTCCTGCTGGCGGCGCTGACGCCAACCATCGCGCATTGCCGTGGCGGTATCTACGTGGCGATGTCGTCCAGTGAACTGGATGTGCTGCAGTCCGCGTTCCGCGCCGCCGGTGGCAAGTGGTCAACCTTTGTCATCTGGGCCAAGAACACGTTCACGCTGGGCCGCTCTGATTACCAGCGCCAGTACGAGCCCATCCTCTATGGATGGCCCGAGGGCGCGACGCGCCACTGGTGCGGCGACCGTGATCAGAGCGACGTCTGGCAGATCAAGAAGCCGCACAAGAACGATTTGCACCCAACGATGAAGCCGGTGGAGTTGGTCGAGCGCGCGATCCGCAACTCGAGCCGCCCCGGCAACGTGGTACTCGACCCGTTCGGCGGTTCTGGCACGACGCTGATCGCCGCCGAAAAGTCAGGACGGCTCTCGCGGCTTATCGAGCTCGACCCCAAGTACGTCGACGTGATCGTGCGCCGCTGGCAGGACTGGGCGGGCAAGCAAGCCACCCGCGAGGCGGATGGCGTGACGTTCGATCAGGCGGCCAGCGACTCGTCGGTGATCTCGCAGTGAATCACGAAACCCGTCAGGTAGGGCAGACCGCGCGGGATACCGTATTGCTTGCTGGTCTGGCGGCCAATCGTCCATCCCATCCACTGTTGGGCAGCGGCGTTGATCGCGTCCGCCAGGATCTGGCCCCGGTACAGCCCGTTTTGCACATCGTCCGCAAAGTGGCGTCCGTGGCGGCTGTCGAGGAAGACCCGGACTGATTCGAGGGGCTGGCCGGTAGCGTCGGAGATGGCGGTCATCGCCAGGGGCCACGCGGTGCTGGAGTGTTCGTTCATCGTGCCCCAGAAGCCCCAGGCTTCGTTCTGGGTGGCGAGGATCTGTTGGTTGGTGTTCATCTCTGGTTCCTTGGGGTTGATCGTTGCGACACCCGTAGTAACGCGCTGTTCGATTGAGAAGCCAAGCGCTGCTTGGCCACTTTCTCGATCTTTCTGATCAGGCAATCCGGTAGACCCGCTCGCCGCCCTGGACCTTGTCCGAGACGATGGTCAGGCCGAGCTTCTTCTTGAAGGCCCCGGCAAAGGTGCCGCGCACCGTGTGCGCCTGCCAGCCGGTGGTCTCGCAGATCTGCTGCACCGTCGCGCCTTCGGGGCGTTGCAGCATCTGGATCACGGTGGCCTGCTTGCTGTTCTCGCGGGCGCGGGGTTTGGCGGCTGCTTTTTCTTGCGCCCACGTGGCCTCGGCTGCCGTCACGGCTGCGTCGAGTTCGGGGTCGGCGGCCACTGGCGCAGGTACTGGTCGGGCGCGCCCCATCGCGTCGTAGCCCTCGGCGGCGACGAACCAGTGGGTGCCGTCGGAGGTGATCAGGGTGCGGTTGAATAGGCCGTCGAGCACCTTCTTGCGTGCGCCGCCTTTGATGTTGTCGGGAAACCAGTCGATCTTGCCGTCGGTGTGTTCGAGGGCGTAGGCCAGGATCGCGTGCTGGGCCGGTGTCAGTTGGGTGGTGGTCATTTGCTTGTCCTTCGGGTGGTTGATGGGGTGACGTGATGAACGCGCTGTTCGGGAGTGAAGCCAAGCGCTTTGTGCTTGGCTTCGACGGTTCTTGATCAGTTGTTGGCCTTGTCCGACTTCGCCGCCTTGCGGCCCTGCTCGACACCCGCGTTGAACGCGGCTTCAAGGGCGTCGCGGAGGCACCAGACCGCCACGTCGTGGAAGTCGAGGCGGTCCGACTTGCGGGTTTCGAGGGTTTCGATGCCCAGCTTGTCTTGCGCGATCTGGGTCAGGAGTTGTTCGAGCTTGCTCATCGCTGCGTCCTTTGATGGTGTTGATGACGTCCGTATGAACGCGCTGTTCCAGAGAGAAGCCAAGCTGATTTCGAGTGAATGACAAACAAATGATTGAAGGGACAACCGGTTCTCAAAATGGGCATTTCGATTCGCGCTTACGCCCGTCACCGTGGTGTGACCGACACCGCCGTTCACAAGGCAATTCGCGCCGGTCGGATCACGCCGGAGGCTGACGGCACCATCGATGCCGACCGTGCTGACCGCGAATGGGCGCGCAATTCCGATGCCCCCAAGGCGGGAACGCGCGCCAAGGCCACGAAGGTCGCTGTGCCAGAGGGTGGTGGAGACGGGCCTGCTGCCTTGCCCGCTGGCGGTGCGTCCTTACTTCAGGCGCGCACGGTCAATGAGGTAGTCAAGGCGCAGACCAACAAGGTGCGGCTGGCCCGGCTCAAGGGCGAGTTGGTGGACAGGCCGCAGGCCATCGCCCACGTTTTCAAGCTGGCGCGCTCCGAGCGCGATGCGTGGCTGAACTGGCCCGCGCGAGTTTCGGCACAGATGGCCGCCAAGCTCAATGTCGATCCGCACACGATGCACGTCGCCCTGGAGGCGGCGGTGCGTGAGCACCTGCAGGAGCTGGGCGAACTGCGACCCAGGGTGGACTGATGCTGGACGTTGAATACGAAGGCGCGGCCGAAGTTGAGCGCGCGTGGCGTGAAGGGCTGACACCTGACCCGTTGTTGTCCGTGTCCGAATGGTCGGATCGCCACCGGATGCTGTCCAGCAAGGCATCCGCCGAGCCGGGGCGCTGGCGCACCAGCCGCACGCCGTACCTGAAAGCCATCATGGATTGCTTGTCTCCGACCTCGCCGGTCGAGCGCGTGGCGTTCATGAAGGCGGCGCAGCTCGGCGCGACCGAGATGGGCTCGAACTGGATCGGCTACGTGATCCACCACGCGCCGGGGCCGATGATGGCGGTGTGGCCCACGGTGGATATGGCCAAGCGCAATTCCAAGCAGCGGATCGACCCGCTGATCGAGGAGTCGGCGGCGCTGAGCGAATTGATCTCGCCAGCGCGCTCGCGCGACTCGGGCAACACCATCCTGGCCAAGGAGTTCCGGGGCGGCGTGCTGGTGATGACCGGTGCCAACAGCGCGGTGGGCTTGCGGTCGATGCCGGTGCGGTATCTGTTCCTCGACGAGGTGGACGGCTACCCGCTGGATGTTGATGGCGAGGGTGATGCGATCTCGCTGGCGGAAGCCCGCACGCGCACCTTCGCGCGTCGCAAGATTTTTATCGTCTCGACGCCGACGATCTCGGGGGCAAGCGCCATCGAACGCGAGTACGAGGCCAGTGACCAGCGCCGGTACTTCGTGCCGTGCCCACATTGTTCGCACCGCCAATGGCTGCGCTTCGAGCAGTTGCGTTGGGAAAAAGCGCAACCGGACACGGCAGCCTACATCTGCGAGTCCTGCGATGAACCGATTGCCGAGCACCACAAGACGTGGATGCTGGAGCACGGCGAATGGCGCGCGATGATCACCGACGGGCCCGGCAAGACGGCAGGTTTCCATCTGTCGTCGCTGTACAGCCCTGTGGGCTGGCGTTCGTGGCGCGACATCGCGGCAGCGTGGGAGAGCGCCGTCAACAAGGAATCGGGTTCGGCTGCTGCCATCAAGACCTTCAAGAACACCGAACTGGGCGAAACCTGGGTTGAGGAAGGCGAAGCTCCCGACTGGCAGCGGCTGGTCGAGCGCCGGGAGGACTACCGCATCGGCACCGTGCCCTTGGGTGGCTTGCTCTTGGTCGGTGCGGCGGACGTGCAGAAGGATCGTATCGAGGCATCCGTCTGGGCCTTCGGACGCGGCAAGGCATCCTGGTTGGTTGAGCACCGTGTGCTGATGGGCGATACCGCCCGCGATGCGGTGTGGAAACGCCTCGCCGAATTGATCGCCGAGAACTGGACTCACGCCTCGGGCGCGGCGATGCCGCTGGCCCGCTTCGCACTGGACACCGGCTTTGCGACGCAGGAGGCCTATGCCTTCGTGCGGGCTTGCCGCGATCCGCGCGTGATGCCGGTGAAAGGCGTGCCACGCGGCGCGGCCCTGATTGGTACGCCGACGGCCATCGATGTCTCGCAGGGCGGCAAGAAGCTGCGCCGGGGCATCAAGGTGTTCTCGGTGGCGGTGGGCATCGCCAAGCTGGAGTTCTACAACAACCTGCGCAAGAGCGCAGATGTCAGTGAGGATGGCGTGACCACGGTCTTTCCGGCCGGATTCGTTCACCTGCCAAAGATCGACGCGGAGTTCATCCAGCAACTCTGCGCCGAACAGTTGATCACCCGTCGCGACCGCAACGGCTTCCCGGTGCGTGAGTGGCAAAAGATGCGCGAGCGCAATGAGGCGCTCGACTGCTACGTGTACGCCCGTGCAGCCGCATCGGCGGCGGGTCTGGATCGCTTCGAGGAGCGCCACTGGCGCGAACTGGAGCGCCAACTCGGGATGGAACGGCCACCAGATGAGCCGCCCCCGATTCAAACCTTCGACCCAGACGAGGCCACCCAACGCGGTGGCCTCTCTGTTTCTGCAACCCCACCACGGCGGCGCGTCATCAAGAGCCGCTGGCTGTCCTGATATTCAGAGGAGTTTTCATGAGTCTTGCCACCCGTATCGAGAGCCTGGTCATCCGGGTTGCCCAGGAGTTCAACGACGTCCGCGCAACGGCAGGCAGTCTGGCCAGCCTGTCCACTAACGACAAATCGAGTCTGGTCGCGGCCATCAACGAACTCAAGGCGGCGGTCTTGTCCGCGATGGCCATCGACGACAACCAGATCGCCACCACCAGCACCTACTCGTCGAACAAGATCGTGTCGCTGCTGGACGCGCTCAAGGCTGACCTCCTGGGCGGTGCTGATGCAGCCTACGACACCCTGCTGGAAATTCAGCAACTGCTGCAGAACGGCACCAGCGGTCTTGACGCGCTCCTGGGCGCAGTCAATCTGCGCGTGCGCTTCGATGCTGCCCAGACCTTGACGGTGGCCGAGCAACTGCAGGCCCGCACCAACATCGGCGCGGTCGCTGCCAGCGATGTCGGTAACACCGATACCGACTTCGTGGTGATCTTCGACGGAGCGCTGGCCTGATGAGCCTCGCCTCCAGCATCGCTGCATTGGCGACGCGCATCGGCTTCGAGGTCAAGACCAAGATCGATGCCTCGCATCCCGGCCTTGCCCGGGTGTGGGTCAGTTTCGGCTACGTCAACGGTCAGGTCGTGATCGCCAGCGCGCGCAATGTTGCCAGTGTCGTGCGCACGGCGGCGGGCCGGTACCGCGTGCATTTCGCAGCGGCGATGCCGGATGCGAACTACTGCTGGACGGCGCTCGCGCGCAGCAGCACCAACACCGGCCAGCAACGCTTCGCCGTCGTGCGCGCCAGTTCCGACCTCAAGACTGCCCAGTACGTCGACATCTCCTGCGGGACTGCCGCCGCGTCCTTCGACGACTCCTCTGAAATCAACCTTGTGGTGTACCGCTGATGGCCTACACAGAAGTCCAACTCCAGGCGCTGGAGACCGCACTCGCCAAAGGCGAACGCCGCGTCACTTTCGGCGACAAGACCGTCGAGTACCGCACGGTCGATGAACTGATGGCCGCCATCCGCGAGGTCAAGCGCGGCATTTCCGAACAGGCCGCCGCCACCGGTCTGTGGCCGGGTGCGCCACGGCAGATCCGGGTCACCACCTCGAAGGGGTTCTGATGGCTTGGTACTCAAAGATTCGCAGCCTGTTCGGTCAGCAACCCGTCCACGAAGCGGCTGGCCGTGGTCGCCGCTCGTTGGCTTGGATGCCCGGTAACCCGGGCGCGGTCGCCGCGATGCTGGCGACGAACACTGAGTTGCGTGTCAAGAGCCGCGACCTTGTGCGCCGCAATGCCTGGGCGCAGGCTGGGATTGAGGCCTTCGTGTCCAACGCGGTCGGCACTGGCATCAAGCCGCAGAGTCTGGCAGCAGACGAACGTTTCAAGACCGACGTGCAGGCGCTGTGGCGTGACTGGACGGAGGAAGCGGACGCGGCAGGCCAGACCGACTTCTACGGCCTGCAGGCGCTGGCCTGCCGCGCGATGCTCGAAGGCGGTGAATGCCTGATCCGGCTGCGACCGCGCCTCCCGGAGGATGGCTTGGTGGTGCCCCTGCAGCTTCAGTTGCTGGAGCCGGAGCACCTGCCGATCAGTCTCAACCTCGATCTGCCTTCGGGCAACGTGGTGCGCTCCGGCATCGAATTCGACAGCCTCGGGCGGCGCGTCGCTTACCACCTGTACCGCTCGCACCCCGAAGACGGTCGGCTGGCTCCGATGTCGGGTCAGGGCGGAATGGACACGGTGCGCATCGATGCGAAGGAAATCATCCACCTGTTTCGTGTCCTGCGTCCCGGCCAGATCCGGGGCGAGCCGTGGTTGTCGCGGGCCTTGGTCAAGCTCAACGAACTCGACCAGTACGACGACGCCGAACTGGTGCGCAAGAAGACCGCTGCGATGTTCGCCGGGTTCGTGACACGGCAGAACCCGGAGGACAACCTGATGGGTGAAGGCGCGGCAGATGGCGATGGCATCGCGCTCGCCGGTCTGGAACCGGGCACTTTGCAGATTCTGGAGCCCGGCGAGGACATCAAGTTTTCCGACCCGGCCGACGTCGGCGGCTCGTATGGCGAGTTCCTGCGCACCCAGTTCCGCGCCGTCGCCGCCGCCATCGGCGTTACCTACGAGCAGTTGACCGGCGATCTCACAGGTGTGAACTACTCGTCCATCCGCGCCGGGATGCTGGAGTTCCGGCGGCGCTGCGAGATGGTGCAGCACGGGGTGCTTGTGCATCAGATGTGCCGCCCGGTGTGGGCGGCGTGGATGAAGCAGGCCGTGCTCTCCGGTGCCATCGAAGCCCCCGGCTTCGCGCGTGGCGGCCCAGTCCGTCGCCGCCAGTACCTGCAGGTGAAGTGGATTCCCCAGGGTTGGCAGTGGGTTGATCCGGAAAAGGAATTCAAGGCAATGCTGCTGGCCATCCGCGCAGGCCTGATGAGCCGCTCGGAAGCCATCTCTGCCTTCGGTTACGACGCCGAAGACGTCGACCGAGAGATCGCCGCCGACAACCAGCGCGCCGACGACCTCGGGCTGATCTTCGACTCCGACCCGCGCCGCACCTCCAAGGACGGCGGCAGCGCCGAGCCGAACAAGAACGCCGCCGACAACACGCAAACCGGCAGCTCGTCGTCTGCCTGAAGGATTCCCATGACCCTGTTGCCCCATTTGGCGGCACGCCTCTACGGTGTGCCGCTGGCGATCCATCGCCCAAAACTTGACGTGATCCTGGCCGTGCTCGGCCCCCGGATTGGCTTGGCTGATCTGGCTGCGCCCTCGGGCTTCACGCCACCCGTGCGCCCCGCAGCCACCCAGACGACCAAGGTCGCAGTCATCCCCATCCACGGCACGCTGGTACGGCGCACCGTGGGTCTGGAAGCCGAATCCGGCTTGACAAGCTACGCCGGTCTGACCGCGCAGTTGGACGCCGCGCTGGCCAGCCCCAATGTCGCTGCCATCCTGCTGGACGTCGACTCACCGGGTGGCGAGTCGGGCGGCGTGTTCGATCTGGCCGACCGCATCCGTGCGGCGTCCAGCATCAAGCCGGTCTGGGCGGTAGCCAATGACATGGCCTTCTCGGCGGCCTACGCGCTGGCGTCCGCCGCCAGCAAGGTGTTCGTGTCGCGCACTGGTGGCGTCGGCTCGATTGGCGTCATTGCGATGCACGTCGACCAGTCCGAGAAGGACGCCCAGGAAGGCGTTCGCTACACGGCGGTCTTTGCGGGCGACCGCAAGAACGACCTCAATCCGCACGAGCCGATTTCCAGTGAAGCCCACGCCTTTCTCAAAGGCGAGGTGAATCGCGTCTACGGCCTATTCGTTGAGACGGTGGCGCGCAACCGGGGCATCGAGGCGTCCGCCGTGCGCGACACCGAAGCCGGGCTGTTCTTCGGGCAGGCCGCCGTCGCCATCGGGCTGGCCGACGCCATCGGCACCTTCGACGACGCGCTGGCGCAGCTCTGCGAATCAGTTTCCCCACCCCCGAAATTGGCGGCAAGCCACTCGGGCCTCTTTAGCAACCCCCAGATGGAGTCATCAATGAATGATCGAACCGACCCCGCTGCTCCTGATCGGCTTGCTGCTGATCCTGCTGGCAGCACTTCTCAACCGACCGCCGCCACCGCCATGACCGTGGCCGACGCGATTGAGGTCGCCCAGACCTGCACCTTGGCCGGTCGAACCGACCTGATCGCGGGCTTCCTCGAGGCGAGGGCCTCACCCGCCAAGGTGCGCAGCCAGTTGCTGGCTGCGCAGGCTGAAGCCAGCCCCGAGATCGTCAGCCGCATCGCCCCCGATGCCGCCGCATCCGCCGCCAGCAACCCGCTGCTCGATGCCGCGAAGCAGCTGGCTGCCAAGTCCGCATCACTGAAGAAGGAGATCTGAGATGCCCACCGTGTTTTCTGAATCGATGAACTTGGGCGACCTGCTCAAGTACGAGGCCCCGAACCTCTACTCGCGCGACCGCGTCACCGTGGTTGCAGGCCAAACCCTGCCGCTGGGCGCGGTCGTCGGGATGGTCACTGCCACGGGCAAGGTCAAGCAGATCGACCCCTCGGCCACTGACGGCAGTCAGTACGCCGCTGGCGTGCTGATGCAGGCCGTCGATGCCGCCCTGGCCGAACGTCCGGACGGTCTGATGGTGGCGCGTCACGCCATCGTCGCCGACCACGCGCTGCAGTGGCCCACCGGTATCACCACCGCCGAACAGCAGGCGGCCGTTGCCCAGCTCAAGGCGCTGGGTGTCCTCGTTCGCCAAGGAGTCTGACCATGCAGAACATCTTCGAAAACCCCGCCTTCTCGATGTCGGCGCTCACCGCCGCCATCAACTTCCTGCCCAACAACTACGACCGCCTGAGCGCAATGGGCCTGTTCGTCGACAAACCGCAGCGCTTTCGCTCGGTGATCGTCGAAGAGCAGAACGGTGTACTCACGCTGTTGCCGACAATGCCCCCGGGCTCGCCCGGCACCGTTGGCGTGCGCGGCAAGCGCAAGGTGCGCTCGTTCACCATCCCGCACATCCCCCACGACGACGTGATCCTGCCCGAGGAGGTTCAGGGCATCCGCGCCTTCGGTTCGGAGACGGAACTGCAGACCGTGGCAGGCGTGATGGCGCAGCACCTGCAGACGATGCGCAACAAGCACGCGATCACGCTGGAGCATCTGCGCTTCGGCGCGCTCAAGGGCCTGATCCTCGATGCTGACGGCAGCGTGATCTACAACCTCTACAACGAGTTCGAGATCACGCCCAAGGAGTTCGCCTTTGACATCGCCGATCCGGCCAACGGATTCGACGTCAAGAAGGCTTGCCTGGACGTCGCCCGCTACGTCGAGGACAACCTGCAGGGCGAACGGATGAGCGGCCTGCACGCGTTCGTGGGCGAGGACTTCTTCGACGCGCTCACCGGGCACGACGAGGTGAAGGCCGCTTACGACCGTTGGCAGGATGGCCAAGCGCTGCGCACCGATATGCGCGCGGGCTTTACTTTCGCCGGGATCACCTTCGAGGAGCATCGCGGCCGCGCCGTCGCGCCGGGCAGTGTTGTGCGCCGATTCGTCGAACCCGACGAAGGCCACATCCTGCCGCTAGGCACGATGGACACGTTCGCCACCTACTACGCGCCTGCCGACTTCAACGAGACAGCCAACACGGTGGCACTGCCGCTGTACGCGAAGCAGGAACCACGCAAGTTCGACCGGGGCACCGACCTGCACACGCAGGCCAACCCGCTACCTCTGTGCCACCGCCCGGCGCTGCTGGTCAAACTGGTCATGGGCGCTGGCGTATGAGTCTCGTCGCCCAGATCTACGAGTCGGCAGCGAGCGCTGGGTTGCTGAAGGAGTGCCTTTGGTATCCGTCGAACGGTGCGCCATCGCAACGGCATCAGGTCGGCTTTGCCGCGCCCGATGAATCCCTTCTCGACGGACTGGCCCTGAGCACCGACTACGAGATGACCTACCCGGCCACAGCGTTCGGGGGACTCGCTGCCCGCGAAGCCGTCGAAATCGATGGATCGTCATTCCAGGTGCGAGACATCCGGGCCGTGGGCGACGGCTCGGAGATCCGCGCCAAGCTCACCCGGCTTTGATCGGGAGGCTCGCCGATGGCTGACAACTCGATCCGCGAGCGGATTCTGCTGGCGGTGATGGCGGCGGCCCGTCCTGCGGCTGAGGCACTCGGAGCGACGCTGCACCGTTCGCCCACGGTGGCCATCAGCCGCGAGCAATGCCCCGCGCTGGCGGTGTTTCCCGAGTCGGAGTCCATCACTGAGCGCGCCAATGACCGCGTCACTCGCGAACTGACTGTTCGCGTCGTGGCTCTCGCTCGGGCCGTTCCACCCGCGTCTCCGGAAACTGAGGCCGACCGTCTGCTCACCGCCGCCCACGCTGCCTTGATGACGGACGGGAATCTCGGTGGCTTGGCGCTCGGCATCCGGGAACAGGAGAGCGAGTGGGAAGTCGAGGACGCCGATGCGGTGGCCGTGGCGCTTCCTGCGCGCTATCGCATCACGTACCGGACGCTGGCCAATGACCTTTCAACCCTTGGATGACCCCTATGACCCACCTTGTCTTGACAGGCCCGCACACCCATGCGGGCAAAGCGTATGGCATCGGTGACCGGATCGAGATCGACGCGACATCAGCCGACTGGTTGATCGCGCGCGGCATCGCCACGCCGGAGCCGACTGTCCCAGTCCCCGAACCCATCACTGACCCCGAACCCAAACCCCTCCAACGCAAGGAACCCAAGCAATGAGCACCTATGCAAGTTTTCAAGGCCGCGTCTTTCTCGGCAAGCGCGACATCGACGGCCTTCCCATCGAAGTGCGCTCGCCCGGCAACGTCGCCGAGCTGAAGCTCTCCCTCAAGACTGACGTGCTGGAGCACTACGAGAGCCAGACCGGCCAGCGCTCGCTGGATCACCGGATGGTCAAGCAGAAGTCCGCCACCGTGAACCTCACCATCGAGGAATTCACCAAGGAAAACCTGGCACTGGCTCTCTATGGCAATCACGTCGTCGGCACGCCGGGCACGGTCACCGCCGAGCCGGTGGGTGGTGCCACGCCGATTGCTGGCGACCGCTATTTCCTGGCCCACCCGAAGGTGTCGTCTCTGGTCGTGGTGGACTCTGCAGGCACGCCTGCCACGCTGACCCTCGGCACGAACTACACCGCTGATCCCGACTTCGGTGCCCTCCAGTTCCTGGACACCACCGGCTTCACTGCGCCGTTCAAGGCCAGCTATGCCTACGGAGTGGCCACCGAGATCGGCATCTTCACGCAGGCTCTGCCGGAACGCTTCCTGCGCCTCGAAGGCATCAACACCGCCCAGGGCAATGCCAAGGTGCTGGTCGAGCTCTACCGAGTGGCCTTCGATCCGCTGAAGGAAATCTCCTTCATCTCGGACGAGTACAACAAGTTCGAGTTGGAAGGCTCGCTGCTGGCTGACACCACCAAGCCCTTCGACGCGGTGCTGGGCCAGTTCGGCCGCATCGTGCAACTCTGATGGTGGCCACCATGAGTGATCTGGAGACCCTGATTCCGCAGTCGGTCGAGCTGGTGATCGATGGCGAGTCGTTGGCCATCAAGCCGTTGAAGGTTGGGCAGATGCCCGGCTTTCTGCGGGCGATCTCGCCGGTGATGCAGCAGCTCACCGCCACGAACATCGATTGGCTGGCGCTCTTCGGTGAACGTGGCGACGACCTGCTGTCGGCCATCGCCATCGCGGTCGGCAAACCCCGTGCGTGGGTCGACGAACTGGCCGCCGACGAGGCGATCCTGCTTGCGGCCAAGGTGATCGAGGTGAACGCCGATTTTTTTACCCGGACGGTGATGCCCAAGCTCGACGGTCTGTTCACCCAAGTGAAGCTGCCGCCCATCGTGAAGGCGGCGGCTGGTTCGATGCCGTCCAGCACCTGATCGAGCACGGGCACCGCCTGCCTGACATCCTCGACTACACCCTGGCGCAGGTGCGCGGCTTCGTCGCTGCGACGGCGCGCACCGATGCGGCCCGCGACGCACGGCTGCTGTCCGTGATTGCCATCGGCACGCGCGGCGATGCCCGCCACCTCGACCAAACCCTCGACCGACTCACCGACAAGGCAACCGACCGTGCCTGAAGACCATGCGCATTTCCGTTCAGATCGATAGCGCCGCTGCCCAGGCACAGTTGCGCCGTTGGGGTGGTGAGTTCAGAGACAAGGTCAAGAAGGCGGTGTCGCGGGCGATTGCCAGTGAGGCGGTCGAACTCAAGCAGGACGTGCGCAGCCACGTCGCCAGCCAGATGGCCGTGGTCAAGAAGTCGTTCCTCAAAGGCTTCAGCGCCAAGGTGCTGGACAAAGACCCGAACCGGCTGCCCGCGCTCTACGTGGGCTCGCGCATTCCGTGGTCGGGGATGCACGAGACCGGCGGCCTGATCGCCGGTCGGATGCTGATTCCACTGAACGGTCGGGTGGGCCGCAAGCGCTTCAAGGCGCAGGTGGCCGAGCTGATGCGCGGTGGCAATGCCTATTTCATCAAGAACGCTAAGGGAAACATCGTCCTGATGGCCGAGAACATCAAAGAGCACGACCGGCCACTGGCGGGCTTCAAGCGCCGTTATCGCAAGGCTGAGGGCATCAAGCGCATCAAGCGCGGTGCAGATATCCCGATTGCCGTGCTGGTGCCCAAGGTCGTGCTCAAGAAGCGCATCGATGTCGAGCGGCTGGTTGCGGGTCGCATCCCGCGTCTGGCGGCGGCGGTCGAGAAGCAGATCAGCACGGTGGATTGATTCATGGCCAAGCGAATTTCCATCCTAGTCGCCCTCGAAGGGGCCGACGACGGGCTCAAACGCGCCATCACGTCCGCCGAGCGCAGTCTCGGCGAGCTCTCGACCACCGCCAAGACCGCCGGGGCCAAGGCCGCCGCCGGAATGGCGGAGGTCAAGGCCGGGATGTCGGCTTTCGGCGATCAGGTGGCCACAGCCAAGACGCAGTTGCTGGCCTTCCTGTCGATCAACTGGGCCGCAGGCAAGGTGCAGGAGATCGTCCAGATCGCCGACGCCTGGAACATGATGTCCGCACGCTTGAAGCTGGCGACGGCGGGTCAGCGTGAGTTCACCACGGCGCAAGTGGCCCTGTTCGACATCGCCCAGCGCATCGGCGTGCCGATTCAGGAAACGGCCACCCTGTACGGCAAGCTCCAGCAGGCTGTGCGGATGCTGGGTGGCGAGCAGAAGGACGCACTGACGATCACCGAGAGCATCTCGCAGGCTCTACGCCTGTCGGGCGCATCGGCCACCGAAGCGCAGTCCTCCCTGCTGCAGTTCGGGCAGGCGCTCGCATCCGGGGTGCTTCGGGGCGAGGAATTCAACTCCGTCGTCGAAAACAGCCCCCGTCTGGCGCAGGCCCTGGCCGATGGCTTGAACGTGCCCATCGGACGGCTGCGCAAGCTGGCAGAAGAAGGCCGCTTGACCGCCGACGTGGTCGTCAACGCGTTGATGAGCCAGAAAGACAAGCTGGCCAGCGAGTACGCGCAGTTGCCGCAGACGGTGAGCCAAGCCTTCGAGCGGCTGCGCAATGCCTTCGGGCAGTGGATCAACCGGGTCGACGAATCAACCGGACTGACCAAGAAGCTGGCCGATGCGCTGACATTCCTCGCCAACAACCTGGACACGGTGATGCAGTGGTTGAAGCGCATTGCCGAGGTCGGTCTGGCCGTGCTGATCTACCGCCTGATTCCGGCGCTCATCACCGCGTGGCAGACCGCCGGTGCAGCGGCCGTCACCGCCGCCAGCGCCACCGCTGCCGCCTGGACGACGGCCAACCTGTCGGTGTCGGCGGCTGTGGCCAGCGTCGGTGTGCTCAAGACGGCGTTCGCCGTGCTGGGGGCCTTCCTGGTCGGTTGGGAGATCGGCACGTGGCTGTCCGAGAAATTTGAAATCGTCCGCAAGGCGGGCATCTTTATGGTCGAGATGCTGATGAAGGGCATCGAGCAGTTGCAATACCGCTGGGAAGTCTTCAAGGCGGTATTCACGTCGGACACCATCGAACAGGCCACCAAGCGCCACGAGGCCCGTCTCGCCGAGATGAACCAGATCTTCGCGCAGATGTACGCCGACGCGACCAAGGGGGCGGATGCGGCCAAGGGCGCGATGAACACGGCGGCGACGGCTGCGGAAGAGATCGCCAAGCGGCTCGAAGCCGTGCGTCAGGGCACCCAGGAAGCGGTCGGGCGCGGCATCGAAGCCGTCCACGGTGCCCTGGAGAAGCTGAAATCCCGCCTCGGTGAGGTCGAGCAGGCCGTCGGCAAGGCCAATCAGACCGTCAATGACGCCACCGCCAAAATGGCCGAGGCCTACAAGGGGCTGACGTCCATCATCGAGGCCAACCTGCTGCGGCAGATCGAGGCGGTGAAGGCGCGGTACCAGCAGGAACAGTCGGCGCTGGAAACGTCCAAGCAGTCCGAAGCCGCGCTGATCACCAAGTCGACGCAGTTACTGACCGATGCCCTCACGCAGCAGACCACGCTGCGGCGGCAGGCCACGAACGACGCGTTGAAGCTGATCGACGACGAGTCCCGGGCCAAGATCGAGGCAGCGCGCCGTGACGGACAGACCGAAGCCGAGCGCGCGGCCAACGTCCAGCGTGTCGAGAACGAAATCCTGGCCACCAAGCGCCAGACGATGACGCAGGCGCTGGCCGAGTATCGGCAGCACATCGACGCGCTCAACGCTGAGGCCAACCGGCATCTGGCTGAGATCAAGCGCATCGAAGAGGAGAAGCGCCAGCTTTCGATGACGACGGAAGAACGTGTCCGCGACATCCGTCGTCAGGGCATGACCGACTTCGAGGCCACGGAAGACCGTAAGCGTCAGATTGCCGAATACCAGGAGAAGGCCCGCGAGGCGCTGGCCAATGGCGAGTTCGAGCAGGCCCGGCAGCTCGCCCAGAAAGCGATGGACTTGGCCTCGCAGGTGGCCAGCTCGCAAACCAGTGAGGCCAAGCGCGGCGAAGACGCCCGCAAGCAGTCCGAACAGGCGGTGTCGCAGGTCACACAGCTGGAATCGCAGTCGCGCGACGCTTACCGCAAGCAGGAATACGCACAGGCCGAAGCCCTGATGCGACAAGCAGACGCGTTGCGCGCCGAACTGGCCCAGAAGACCAAGGATGCCGACGCACAGATCGCTCAGGGCAAGGACGGCGTCAATCAGGCCATCCAGCGCATCCGCGAGTCCGAGGAGATTCTCAACAAGACCCTGGATGCCGAAGCCAAGGCGCACCAGACGGCTGCACAGGCTGCGCTGACTGCGCGCGAGCAGATTCAGCAGACCCTCACGCAGACCGAAACCCAGATCGACCAGATCACCGCCAAGCTAAAAGACGGTCTGAAGGTCACGCTCGACGCCGACACCACGCGCTTCGACAAGGCCATCACCGATCTGGACAAGGCCATCGCCGAGAAGGAGCTCCTGCTCAAGATTCAGGCTGATTTACAGGAAGCTGAGAAGAAGCTGCAGCAGTACGAGCAACTGCTGAAAGAAGGCAAGACGCTGCCGGTCGATGCCGACGTGTCCAAAGCCAAGGAGGCGCTGGCCAAGCTCAAGACCTACGCCGACCAGAACTCGCAGTTCGAACTGAAGGTGGCCACCGAGAAGGCGCAGGCCGCGATCACCAACGTCGAGGGGATGATCAAGGCGCTGGATCGCATCCAGACCGAGTCGCGCCATCAGGTCAGCACCAATGCCGACGCGGCCCGCGCCGAGATCATGAGTCTCAACGGGGCCAACACTTCGAGTACCCACACGATCTACGTGCGCAAGGTGGAAGCAAACGCTACTGGCGGTTTGGTGGGCAGTGGCGTGCGTCGCTTCGCCGACGGCGGCGCGGTGGCCCCGGCTTTTCCCCGAATGAGCGGCGGCTCGGTTCCCGGCTCAGGCCACCACGACACGGTGCCGCGAACCTTGGATGCCGGGGCCTTCGTGATTCGCAAGGCTGCTGTGCAGAAGTATGGCGGCGGCGCACTCTCGCGTCTGGCCAATGGTGTGGCACGGTTTGCTACTGGCGGTGCGGTGATGCTGGGTGGCGGCAAACGCCCATCCGGCAACGACCCTGATGGCACGCCCAGCACACCAAAGAAGAACCGCGAAGCGGTCGAGGCGATGAAGATGATCGACCTCGGCCTGCAGGGGATGAACGAGTACACCAACTGGCTCCAGTGGAACTACGGTGCCTCCGTCAGTCTGGATATGCGCAGCAAGACGATGGAGAGCTACGGCAAGCAGGCCCAGCAGGATCGGCGTTCGTTGGAGGACTTCATCAGCCGCAAGACGCTCACCGGCAACGAGCGCCAGAACCTGGAGCGCATCAAACAGACGTGGCGGCAGGCGATGGCCCAGCCGCTGCTCTGGGGCAAAGACCTGGAGCGCGAGCTGATCGACTACATGGAGCAGAACCAGGGCGAGTTCTACCGGCGCGGTGGCATGGCCAAGTCCGATACCGTCCCGGCGATGCTCACCCCGGGCGAGTTCGTTGTGAACAAGGATGCCGTGTCCCGTTACGGCGCAGGCTTCTTCGAGGCGATCAACAACCTGTCCGCCCCGGCGCAAGCCCTAGCCGGTCGCGCGCTTGCAGGCGTTCAGGGCTTCGCCACGGGCGGCTTGGTGCAACCCACTGGGTCGCAGCTGGCACGCCCAGTGTTGGCAGCGGATGCCGGGCCCAGCCGCACGGTGCGTGTGGAGCTGTCCTCCGGCGACCGCAAGGTCAATGCCTCCATCGATGCGCGCGACGAATCGCGCCTTCTGCAACTTCTTGACGCTGCCCGAACCCGGGCGGTCTGAGTCTATTCCGATGCAACTGAAGAACCTCACCGATGAGGTGGCCTTGCTGCTGCCCGACGATTTGCTGTGGAGCGATGAGCACGCGTGGTCGCCCGCCGTGGCGTCAACGTCCTACCTCATCACGGGTGCCTTGCTGATCCAGTCCGCCACCCGGCAGGCCGGTCGCCCCATCACGCTGGTGGGTGCGCCCGACATGGCCTGGGTCACGCGCGCCACGGTCGAGCAGTTGCGCGGCTGGGCGGCGACTCCGGTCGGCAACACCAATGGCCGCTTTGCCTTGACCCTCAAAGATGGCCGCTTCTTCACCGTGGCCTTCCGCCACGCAGAAACGGCCATCGAAGCTGAACCGGTGCTGGGCATCCCGGCCCGTGCCGACACCGACTTCTATCGCCTGACCCTTCGATTCCTGGAGATCTGAAATGCCGATCCAATCCGGCGACGTGAAACTGCTGAAGTCCGCCGTGATGGCGGATGTGCCCGAGGGCGGTGGCGCACCCACGGGCAATACCATTGCCGATGGTGTCTCGAACGCCATCTTTCCTGACATCTCCGAGCTGGATCGCGCCGGTGGCCGGGTCAACCTGCGCAAGTCCTTCGTCTCGGTGCAGACCGACGACACCGACACCTACTTCGGTGCCAACGTGATCGTGGCCGAGCCGCCACTGGATGCCCGGGTCAGCGTCACGCTGTTCAGCACCGAAAAGACCTTCGATACCCGCGAGCAGGCGCAAGTCCGCATCGAGGCCTACCTCAACAAGGGCCCGGAGTGGGCGGGCTACCTGTTCGAGAACCACATCGCGGGCCAGCGCGTCATTCAGCTCTTTCAGCGCACGACCGACACCGTTCCCAATGTCGGCCAGACCCTGGTCTTGATCGAGAACGAGGGGCTGGGCACCCAGAAGGAGCAGTACATCCGGGCCACCTCGGTGTCCGTTGTCGAGCGCACCTTCACCTACGACGGCGACAAGGACTACAAGGCCAGCATCGTCACGGTCGACATCAGCGACGCGCTGCGTTACGACTTCACCGGCTCGCCCGCAAGTCGCACGTTCACTCGCGCCGCGAGTAGCACTAAGACGCGCGACACGGTCGTGGCGGACGCCGGAACCTACGTCGGGGTGGTACCGCTGACGCAGGCCGCCGCCGTCGGCGATTTCCCGATCAAGGGCACCTCGATCTACACGCAGTTGGTGCCGAGCGCGCAAACCGAGACGCCGATCTCCTTCGTTCCTCCCTACGCGGCCGCCGGATTGCCGGTGCCCGGGGCCGTTGCGGTGAGCTACACGGCTAGCCACGCCTGGACGACCAGCATCAAATTCAACCTGCCGGGCGGTTGCTTGCCGGGGTCACTGACCATCGCCACCGACGGCATCACGATCTTCGATGACGCGGGTCTGCTCAAGACGGCCAGCGGGACGATGGGCACCATCGACTACGCCAACGGCATCCTGGCCTTGAACTCGGGGACGATGTCGAACGCGAAGGCGGTCACCTACACGCCAGCCGCGCAGATTTTGCGTGCGCCGCAAAGCTCGGAGATCCCGGTCACGCCCGAGTCGCGCAGCCAGTCCTACGTGGGCACGGTCAACCCGGTGCCGCAGCCCGGCACGCTGTCGATCAGCTACATGGCCCAGGGTCGCTGGTACGTTTTGTCCGACAGTGGCAACGGTTCGCTCAAAGGATTGGACGCCAGCTACGGCGCGGGCACATTCAACCGGAACACCGGGGCCTTCGTGGTGACGCTGGGGGCGCTGCCCGACGTGGGCAGTTCGCTGGTGTTGACCTGGAATGTGCCGACACAGGAGACGCAGCAGCCATCCACCACCCTGAAGGCCGCCCAGAGCCTTGCCTTGAACCCGCCCACAGGGACAGCAGTGCAACCAGGGTCGCTCACCGTGTCCTGGGAGTACGGCGGAACCAAAACGGCAACGGCGGCCACGTCGGGCGTGCTGTCGGGGGCCGCCACTGGCAATCTGAGCGTTGCGCAGAACCGCGTGGACTTCGCTCCCAATGTGCTGCCAGCGGTGGGCACGCAACTCACCGTGAGCTACGTCGCAGGCCCGAAGCAGGAGGACTCGTTTGCGCACCCCTCGCGCAATGGCACGGGCACGCTGCCAGTCACCGCGACCCTTGGGGCCATTGAGCCCGGGTCGTTGGAGGTCGAGTGGAACACGCTGACCGACACTTCGGTGCTGGGCGCGTACACCTTCCAGCAGTTGATGGAGATGGGCGTGGCTTTCGCGTGGCGCGACCCGACCCAGATCGCCCGAGACGATGGCGCTGGCAACGTCGTCCTCAACGGCGCGAGCATTGGAACTGTCAACTACGCGACCGGCGCGGTGGTATTCAACCCGGACGTGAACATCCAGATTCCACGCCCGAACTACACCGCTGTTGCCATCGCTGGCATCGGACGCTGGCGACTGAACTACGGTGGCATTTCCTATGTCGCCGCGCCATCGCTATACCCAAACGACGAGTCCGGCTACGTCAAGCTGCGCTACAACAGCGCGGGCTCGACCAGCAACCACTCGGAGACCTTCCAGTTTCTACCGGCGTTCAAGCTGGTGCCGGGGGTCAATGCTCAGGTGGTGACGGGCACGGTGCTTCTCTCCATCAGTGGCGCGCAGCCGTGGGGCGACAACGGCCAGGGCACCCTGCGCGAGTTCACCACCAGTGGCTGGGTCACGCGCGGCACGATCAACTATCTGTCCGGGGACGTGGCGCTGACGTCCTGGACGGCGGGCACGAACAACGCCATCACCCGTGCCAGTTGCGTGACCACGGTCGGCGAGAACATCTCCAGCGAGTTTGTGTTTCGCACTGGCGCGGCACCGCTTCGTCCTGGATCGCTGTCGATCCAGTACGCCCGCGCGGTTGGTGGCACGCAAAACGTGACGGCCGGGATTGACGGCAAGATAGAGGCAACCGGCATCAGCGGCAGCGTCGATTACGAAACCGGTCTGGTGCGCGTGCGCTTCGGAACGATGGTCACGGCGGTCGGGAACGAGAGCCAGCCTTGGTACGCCGCCGACCGGGTGGGCTCGGACGGCAAGATCTTCCGGCCCGAGCCGGTGGCTGCATCCAGCGTGCGCTACAGCGCCGTCGCATACAGCTATCTGCCTCTGGATGCCGATCTACTGGGCATCGATCCGGTGCGCCTGCCCAGCGATGGGCGCGTGCCGATCTTTCGCCCGGGCGGTTTCGCCGTGGTGGGCCACACCGGCAAGATCACAACCTCGGTCAGCAACGGCCAGACCATCAACTGCGCGCGGGTGCGCCTGTCGCGTGTGCGCGTCGTTGGCCACGACGGGGTGGTGATCCATACCGGGTACGCCACCGATCTGGAAGCGGGCACCGTCACCTTCACCAACGTGGCGGGCTACAGCCAGCCCGTGACCATCGAGCACCGCATCGAGGACATGGCCGTCGTGCGCGACGTGCAGATCAGCGGAGAGATCAGCTTCACCCGTGCGCTGACTCACGAATATCCCTTGGGGAGTCACGTCTCCAGCGCCCTGGTCGCCGGTGACCTGTTCGCCCGAGTCAACCTCGTCTTTGACCAGGCAACGTGGAACGGCGCATGGTCGGATGCGCTGTCTGGAAGCTCGGCGACGGCGACTTTCAACAACACCCAGTACCCGATCCGCGTGACCAATCGTGGCGCGCTGACCGAGCGCTGGATCGTGCGCTTGACCAACAGCACCTCGTTCGAGGTCATCGGCGAAAACGTCGGCGTGATCGCCACGGGCAACACCAGCGCGGATTGCGCACCCAACAACCCAGCCACTGGCGTGCCGTATTTCCATTTGCCCGCGCTCGGCTGGGGCAATGGCTGGGCCACCGGCAACGTGCTGCGCTTCAACACCATTGGCGCGCAGTTCCCGGTCTGGGTAGTGCGCACCGTCCAGCAGGGGCCGGAATCCGTGCCCGACGACAACTTCACGTTGCTGATTCGCGGCGACGTTGACACCCCTTGAACCGTAGACAGGAACCATTGAAATGACTGACCTGACCGTCAAATACTTCAACAGCGGCATGACCGGCGCACCGCAGATCGCCAACAACTGGGGCGATCTGGTGACGATGCTCGATGCCTGCCTCGTCAACGGCTTCGCCTTGAAGGCCATCGACACGCTGACCTTCGCCAATGGCATCGCCACGGCCACCATTTCCACCGGCCATGCCTACCGGCCTTTTCAGGTGGTCGAGATCGCTGGAGCCGAGCAGCCGGAGTACAACGGCTCATTCCGCGTGCTGACGACGACCACGACCGCATTCACTTACGCGGTGACGGGCGCGCCGGTGTCGCCCGCAACGACTACCACGAATCTGAGCGCCAAGGTGGCGTCGCTCGGATGGGAAAAGCCGTTCGCGGGAACGGGCAAGGCCGCCTACCGCAGCAAGAACCCGCTGTCGCCGCAGAACATCCTGCTGATCGACAACAGCCTCAAGACCCCCGGCTACACCACTACCTGGGCCAAGTGGGCGAATGTCGGCATCGTGGAAGACCTGTCGGACATCGACACCATCGTCGGCGCACAGGCCCCCTATGACCCGAACAACCCGACGCAGAACTGGAAGCAAGTTCAAGCAGGCCAGTGGGGTTGGTACAAGTGGTACCACGGGCGCACAAGCGGCTACGACAACTCTGGTGACAGCGGCGGGGGCAACCGCAACTGGGTGCTCATTGGCGATGATCGTCTGTTCTTTTTGTTCTGCAGCAATGCCGCCGGATACGGTTGGTATGGGCGAAGCTCGTATTGCTTCGGCGACATCAGCAGCTTCAAGCCCGGCGACAACTACGGCACCTTGCTCTGCGCTGAAGACCTCTACTGGAGCAACAGCAACAGCGGCTACTCAAGCTACCCGGGCCAGTACAACGGCTACGGGCTGGTTTCGTCCCTGGACTTCACGGGCAAGGTGTTGCTGCGCAATCACACCCAGCTCGGCAACCCAGTGCGCTTCGGGCTAACGTCCCTGAACACCAACAACGGCCAGCAGATCTGCGGCCGGGGGCCGACACCGTTCCCGAACGGGGCGGACTACAGCTTGTGGCTGCTGCCCACCTACGTGCGGCAGGAGGACGGCCATATGCGCGGCATCCTGCCGGGGATGCTGTGGATGCCCCAAGACCGCCCCTACAGCGATCAGACCATCGTGGACAACGTGGTCGGTCAGGCGGGCAAGCGCTTCCTGCTGGTCAGGACGCAGTACAGCTCGGAGACTGAGGGCGCGCAGATCGCGTTCGACATCACCGGGCCGTGGAGGTAAGCCATGAGCTACCCGCTGAGCGAAACCTTCGCCACGGCTCCCGCGCCCGGTTACACCGCAGTCCTGGGCGGAATGTCCGCGATCCACAACAGCGCACTGCAGGCCATCGACATCTCGGCTCCCAACGCCCAGTCCATCCTGCGCTTCAACGAAACCGCCCACGGCGACTTCTGGTTCGAGGCGGACGTCGAGTTTCTGACCGACCCGAGTGCGCGCAAGCACCTCGGCTTGTGGATGACCACCGGCAACGGTTCAGAGGGCTACCGGTTCGCGCACATTGACGGTGCCTGGAGCGTGACTCGGTGGAACAGCGCCTTCGGCGACGGTGCGGCAGTGACGGGCGGCGTCAATGATGGAGCCAAGCCGGTCGCCGGTGTTGCCGACGCGGCACCGACTTTCAACGTCGGCCAGCGCTTGACCCTGCGTTGCGAGGTCATCGTCGGAGCCTTCGATGCCAACGGTGTGCCGTGGGCGCGCCTGATCCAATTCAAAGCCGGTGGCGTGCTGATGTTCCAAGTCGGGGATGCCGCTTACCGGGGCAAGCTGATCCCGGGCGTGTTCCTGTACGGGGCCACTGCGCGCGTCCACGCCATTGCCGGTGACACACCGTCGGGGCTGCCTGGGTTTCCCGTGACCGTGGGCGTGAATGCCGCCGATGACCTGTTGCCGCTGGCTGGTGGATCGACCTCGGTGCTGCCCAACCCCGCCGCCGACATCGGCGTTAACGCCGACTGCGACCTGATGCGCTTGAACAGCCCCAACTCTGAGCTGTGGAGCCGGAGCGGCGGTTACGACTGGTACTTCCACTCGATTCCGAATGGCCGCAAGGACATCCACTTCAGTGGCCACGGCGTGATTGCCGGAACGGTCAAGGAGAAGGGCCAGCCTGACCAGCCCCTGGTGCGGCGGGTGCAACTCATCAGCGAGAACACCCGCGTCCTGGTGGCCGAGACCTGGAGCGACACCACGGGCGCGTACCGGTTCGAGCTCATCGACCCGTCCCAGCGCTACACCGTGGTCAGCTACGACTACAAACAGATGTACCGCGCCGTGATCGCGGACAACCTTCACCCGGAGATGATGCCGTGACCGTTGCGATCACAGTCGAACACAACGAGGCGCGGCTGGCGGGCACCCTGGCATTCCTGGATGCGGGTAGCAACCCGGCGCGCCTGCGCATCTACGGCGGCACGCGACCCGCTACCCCTGCGACGACGCCTGCGAGCGCAATGCTGGTCGAGATCAGGCTGACCAAACCCGCAGGCACCATTGCAGGCGGGCTGCTCACGCTGACGCAGCAGGAGGATGGTCTGATCACCAGCACAGGCGTCGCCACGTGGGCGCGGCTGGTCAACGGCAATGACGTGACCGCCCTGGATCTGGACTGCAGCGGCACCGACGGCAGCGGCGACGTGAAGCTGGCCAGCACCAACCTCTATCTGGGCGGTGATGCCCGGATGGTGTCGGCGATCCTGGGGTAAGCCGTGCCGAGCGTAACCAGCGAACTGACGCTGGCCGTCACGCTGCCAGCGCCTGAGGTTAGCATCGAGATCGGGCCACCGCTGGTCGACCTGCTGTTCGACCAACCCGCCGCCGTCGACGCCAATTTGGTGTTCGGGGCAGGCTTCGTTGCTCCGCGTGACGACGTGGTGGTGCTGGCCAGCCTGCCGCTGCCAGTCGTCTCGATCAAATTCATTCCCCCGGCGCGGGCAGAACTGCTGGCAGAGCTACCGGCGCTAACGGTCAGCACGTTGCTGCTGCGCCCAAGCGTTCCTCTGAGTGTCGTCGGCGCAAGCCTTCCTGGTGTCGTGTTCTCAGGTGAAGTCAGGTACTACTCGCGCACTCAGCGACCGACAGTGGGCCAGACCGCGCACCCTTGGCAGGTGGCGAGGCAGACCGAGGATGGTGCCGCGCAGGGCCAGCAGGACGCCGCCGCAACGCCCGCTGGATGGGCCGCATTCTGGCGGCGTACCTTGGGTATTCCTCAAGGCATCGAGCACAAGTTGCCACCGGTGCTGGCGGCCGCGCCGGAGCAACGCGGCGCACGCCACCAGGACGCCACGCGCCTACAGGACTTGACGTGGTTCGCACACCAGGACGCCACGCGTTTCGAAGCGGCCCGACGCGGTCTGTTCCAGAACGCAGGCCCACTGCGAGATGCCACGCTGTTTCGGCATCAGGACGGTGACCGCACCAAGCGCGCGGGGCGGGTGATCTTCTGGCAGGTCTCGCGGCTGCTCACCAAGCGTCAAGGGAGTGACTTTCAGAGTGCCACCCCGTCACTCAAGGGGTGGCGTGGCCGGTATCAGGACGCTGTGCCACCACCGCCGGGGATCAGCGTCTGGGTGGTTCCACAACCGCCAGCACCGACACCTTGCTACACGCCGAACGCACACCTGCTGTTTGCGGTGCTGGTACCGGCGGATAGCCACCTGCTTTTCGTTTGTGAAAACCATATCACCCAGCCGCCGCCCGATGGCGAGCCGGTGGTCGTTCCTGTTCGGAGGGTCTATTTCGTGATCAACAACGTGACCCTGTACCGCGCGTCTGATGGCGCGCCGGTGCCGGTGTTCAACCTCTCGCTGTCGCTGGACGCCGCATCTTGGGCGTGGGGCTTCGATGCGGTGTTACCGGCCAGGGCAGAGGCTTTGGTTGCCCCCGGCAGCACATCGGGGCCCGTCGAACTCGTGGCCAGCGTCAACGGCACCACCTTCCGTGTGCTCGCCGAGAGCATCAGCCGCGAGCGCAGCTTTGGCGATGCCAGCATCCGAATCTCCGGTCGGGGTCACAACGCAGTGCTGGCTGCACCCTACGCGCCGGTGATGACGTTCTCGAACACCGAGGGCCGCACCGCGCGGCAGTTGATGGACGACGTGCTCACGGTCAACGGCATCCCGCTGGGCTGGGCGGTCGATTGGGGCCTGACGGACTGGAATGTCCCGGCTGGAGCGTTCGCGCAGCAGGGATCGTGGATCGATGCATTGACGGCCATCGCTGGCGCTGCGGGGGGCTACCTGATCCCGCACCCTTCAGCGCAAAGCATTCGCGTGCGCCATCGATACCCGGTGGCCCCTTGGGAATGGAACACGGTCACGCCGGATTTCGTGCTGCCCGTCGATGCGGTCGCCCGCGAGTCGCTGCGCTGGTTGGAAAAGCCCGCGTACAACCGCGTGTTCGTTTCCGGACAGGATGTCGGCGTGCTCGGGCAGGTGACCCGGGCCGGGACTGCCGGAGATGTGCTGGCACCGATGGTCGTCGATCCGTTGATCACCGAGGCCGCCGCCGCGCGTCAGCGTGGCATCGCAGTGCTTGCCGACACCGGTCAACAGCTCGAGGTCAGCCTGCGCCTGCCGGTGCTCGCCGAGACCGGGATCATCGAGCCCGGCGCGTTCGTGGAGTACCAGGACGGCAGCATCACGCGGCTGGGCCTCGTCCGTGCGACGCAGGTGGAAGCCGGGATGCCCGAGGTCTGGCAGACGCTGGGAGTGCAGGCCTATGCATAACCTCTACGAGCAGTTTCGCCAGCTCATCCCCGACCCGCCGCTGCAGGCGGGCACCGTGATCGACGTCGGCTCTGGCGTGGTCACGGTCGCATTGCCTGGAGGTGGCCGTATCAAGGCGCGTGGCTCTGCGGCCCTCGGCCAGAAGGTGTTCGTGCGCGACGACGCCATCGAAGGCATCGCCCCCAGCTTGACGCTGGAAATCATCGAAATCTGAAACCCAACTGATTCAACCCTGAGACCCGCCCTGATGCACACGCGTCGGGCGGGTTTCGCATTTTTGGAGCACGCAAATGAACGCACCGACTGTGACGGAGGGCATGGTGACCATGCCCAAGGACGAATTCGAAGAACTGCTGGAGCGCGTCGCCGAACGCGGCGCTCGCCACGCGCTGGCTGATGTGGGCCTCGATGGCGAAGACGCGGCCAACGACATCCGCGAGCTGCGGGGCCTGCTGGAGGCCTTCAACACGGCCAAGCACACTGCGTGGCTGACCGTGGTCAAGATGGTCACCACCGGATTCCTGCTGGCGCTGGTCGCGGGCGCAATCATCAAACTCAAGGTGTTCGGAGGTGGTCAATGATCGAGACCTTGCTCGGTGGCCTCCTTGGAGGGGCCTTCCGTCTCGCGCCCGAACTGCTCAAGTGGCTCGACCGAAAAGGCGAGCGTGGCCACGAACTGGCGATGCAGGACAAGGCGCTGGAGTTCGAAAAGTTGCGCGGCGCGCAGCGGATGGCCGAAATCGGCGCGAGCGCCGATGCGGCGTGGAACGTCGGGGCCATCGATGCGCTGCGCGACGCCGTCCGCACCCAGGGTGAGAAGACCGACGTGCGCTGGGCCGACGCACTGTCGTGCAGCGTGCGACCGGTGATCACCTACTGGTTCATGGCGCTGTACTGCGCGGCCAAGACGGCTGCTTTTGCGGCCGCCATGACCGCTGGCGCTGGTTGGGGCACGGCCATCCTGCACGCGTGGACAGAAGCTGATCAGGCGCTGTGGGCCGGTGTGCTGAACTTCTGGTTCCTCGGACGCGTGTTCGACCGGGTGCGCTCGTGAGCGAAGTGCCGAAAACGGCCATCGAGCTGGCCAAGCGCTTCGAAGGGTTCCACCGGGTGCCGAAGGCCGATCCTGGACGGGCGCATCCGTACATCTGCCCAGCGGGCTACTGGACGATTGGCTACGGTCATCTGTGCCAGCCGACGCACCCGCCGGTCACGGAGACCGAAGCCGAGGTCTATCTGGCGCGCGACCTGCATACAGCGCTCACCGCGACGCTGCGTTACTGCCCGGTGCTTGCCGCCGAACCCGAAGGGCGACTTTCGGCCATCGTGGACTTCACCTTCAACCTTGGCGCAGGACGGCTGCAGACGTCGACGCTACGGCGGCGTATCAACCAGAGGGACTGGGAGGGCGCGGCACGTGAGTTGCTGCGCTGGGTCAATGGCGGGGGGAGGGTCTTGCCAGGGCTCGTGGCACGCCGAACGTGCGAAGTGGCACTGTTGCGATAGGCGCAGGAATGGCGAGCCCGATGATGAAACGACAACGTTGCATCGGGCAAACCTTTAATGATATCAGGCCTCGCCAGAGGTCTGCATCCTCCGGTAAAATCACTGTTTAGAGGGGCTCAATCAATGACTGTTTTCACCATAGGCTACGAAGGACTGGACATCGACGCGTTCATGTCGCTGCTCGCTGAGCACGGCATCGAGACCGTCGTGGACATCCGCGAGCTGCCCCTGTCGCGCAAGCCTGGGTTTTCGAAGAAGGCGCTGGCCAACGTCCTGAATCTTTCTGGCCTCGAGTACGTTCACATGGTCGCGCTGGGTTGCCCGAAGCTGGTGCGTGATCGCTACCGGGAAGACGGCAACTGGAAGCGCTACACCGACGGTTTCCTGAAGCATCTCAAGACGCAGAGAGCAGCCATCGACGAGCTCTCGGAGTTGGCCGCTTCGTCGAACTGTGCGCTGCTTTGCTACGAAGCCGATTTCAATTTCTGCCACCGTTCGATGGTGGCCAATGCCGTTCGGGATGCCGGTGGTGCGGACGTCGAGCACATCACGGCGGCGGCCACTAAAACAGCGAGCCCTGCCTCACTTCGACTGGCTTTCGCTTAGGCGGGTAGACCAAGCTGATGATCAGCCACTGGTCTTGGAACCGGTGCTGATTGCCCATCAGGAACATCAAGTCTTTGCCGCCGAGTTGGCCTTCGAGCTTGGCGCGAAACGGGGCCTCCCAATCGACGCCGTGGTCGCGGCGGCAGTTCCAGAATAGCGCGCCAGCTTCCCAGTCGACTATCTTGTGCTTGTGCTCCTTTTCGCCTTCCGGCGTGTCGCACACGTACCGGTAGTGGAAGTCGAATGGCACCTTGCGCAGTTCCTTCACCTGCCGCTTCGCTTCGGCCTCAGAGAAGAGATCGCCTTGCATCTGCTCGCGCATCAGCTTCTCTTTTTCCTCGTCCGTCCACTCCTGGTGTCGAGCCTTCGTGATGTCGAGACCGAGCAGCCTCTTGGGGCGCAGAAGCGCAATGGATAGACCGTCATTCAGACGACCGGCATCGATAGCGTCAACGCTGTCGAACGCGGGAATCTTGTCCAGCCACTCCCACCGGGCAGACCATTCCTTCTTTGTGTCGATCACGTCCCCGCAGGCAATCGTGTCGACGTAGAGTTTGTGGCTCTCAGGCCGATGATCTTTGTTGGCCTTCTCGACCCGAACATCGATCCACTGCCACTTCTTGAACTGTTGGCCTTCTTCGATCATCCGAAACGGCACGGGGTAGAGACGCCGCATCACACCGTCTTGGCTGATGCCAGCGATGCAAGATGTCTCGACGTACTGAGCGCTTGGCGACGGATAGGTTTTCGCCAAAATCAGAATGCGCTCGACTCGATCTAGTGCCATTGGTCGCCTCCGTGCTCCTTCTCACCAGTTCCCGTATTCGAAAGTCACAAGTACTCGGCCATCAACCTCAATACTCGCTTAAATTCATCGTCGGCACCTCCACCACCGCGACGTGTTCCGCCCAATGTCGCCGTAGTATTTTTCTTGAAACTGTCGTAGCTGTAGCCATAGGCGCCGCGCCCAAAATTTCCGCTCTGACCTGTGATCCATGTAGTCAGGTCATTTTGCAGCCTCCTGTGAGCAGCAACATCAAAGGGCAATGTCGGATCTGCACCCTGAATTGTTGGAATGTGAGCCGGAAACGCCGCCAAGAATTCCTGACTAACGCCGATTGCTTGTGTCACGTGCCCGCGAGTCCCATCAGACTGGCCAATTCCCTTTTGAAGAATGCCCCACGCGAGGTGTGAAAAGCGAGCATAGTCTTTGACTTCAGCCAAACACTTCTTGTAGAACCATTCCTTTGACTTGAGTGCCATCGTCATACCCTTTGGAAGAAGAAAGCCACGTGACACGTGGCGTGGAAAAATCTCCGAATTCGGAGAACGAAAAAATTAACTACTACGGGGAGTTATCTCGACATAGCCAATCAAGTCAGCCGAGTAGCTTCCATCTCCGTTTGCTGCACCCTTATGCTTAAGTTCTCGCTGCAGCGTTGGCTCAACTGCCTGTGAAAACAGATGGAGTCGCTGATCCGGAGTGAATCTCGGCGTGGCTGTCGGTGCCTGCAGGTAGCGTTCACATTGCCGTTCCACCGCAGGCACACGAGTGCCGTCTTGCTTGACCGCAATTGGTTGAATCACCACGCGGCGCTCTCCGTTCTTGCCGGAGGTCTCGACCATCCAAAACGACAGCAGTACTGGGTCGTCGACGTCGGCCGCAACAGCAATTCCAAGATCTTCCGGCGGCACGATGCGCCAGCGGCCAAGCTCTTCCTGCACGAGTGGGTGATCCAGCCCCATCAGCTCCACGTTGTCGTTACTCGTTGCCGTCTCTCGGTTCAATGTGAAGCGGGCCTTGCGCGCACCATCGACGGCCACAAGGTCATAGGTCTCGTCGTCCACCTTGACGAGTCGCTGCTGTCGATCTGTCACTGCTGCCGACATGAACCGCACCAATCGATCCAGACTGGAGGACACATCAGAGAAGGGTTTGTAGTCATCGAGACTGAAGCCTTCTAGGTCTTGGAACAAGTCAAACACGACCTGCCGCGCTTCACGCGAATTCGATAGGGCAGCTTCCAGTTCCACCTTTGTCCGCTTGAGCTCGGGGTCTGACAGCGCCTCTTGGTACAGGCGGTCGTAGTTAAGCCGCTCGGAGAGTTGGCCAAGAATCTGTGCACGCAGGTCTTCGGCGACGTTGCCTTGGTCATCGACCTTGCCGACCGTCTTGGCGATTTCCACCAGCTTCTCGTCCAGCATCAGGAAGATGCGGCCTTCGATGGTGTCGGACAGCACAAGGTTGTAGACCTGTGCCGTGTGGTTCTGTCCGTAGCGGTGGATGCGGCCGATGCGCTGCTCCACATCCATCGGGTTCCACGGCAAGTCGAAGTTGAACAGGATGCGCGCGAACTGCAGGTTGATGCCTTCACGGCCAGCCGCCGTACAAACCAGCACGCGCGGGCCATCCTTCTGCCGGAAGCGGCGCTCGGCTGCAACCTTGGCACCGTGATCACCACCACGCAGCACCGCCACGCCCTGGCCGGGGAATGTCTGGTCGATCTCCCTCGCAATCAAGTCCACCGTGCCGAGGTAGGTGGCAAAAACGACGATTTTTTCGCTCGGGTTCTGCCGCCATAGGATGCCCAGGCCGTCGAGCAGCTTCTGCGCCTTGGTCTCGCGCTGCTGCGGGAAGACCTTAAGTAGATCGCCAATGCGCAGCCGTTCTTCGGGTAGATGCAGTTCCACGACAGCAGATGCGGCTTCTTCAGCGTGGACAGCTCCATATTCGCTGCCATAAGGGTCGGAGGCCAGTTCCAGCGCTTCCTCGTCCAGCTTCTTGACCAGTCGATACTTGAGATCGGCCAGCACACGGTCCACCTCGCTCCGGCCGATGCTGTCGCGTGCGAGGTTGAATTCTTCATGGATCAGCTCGCGGGCTTCATCGGTCAGCCGCTCACGCCCCTCGATGTCCAGGTCTTTATCCCGCAGAAATGCCTCGTGCAGCGTCAACATCAGCAGACGGCGCTTCATGGTGCGCCGCACGGCGGCGAAGCTCGACGCAGCAATCTTCTGGAAGATGGCCATCAAGAAGCCGAGGGCACGCCCCTGGCCGCCCTGGCGACGCGCAAGGTCGAAGCCGTCCTCCAGGTACTCGCGCAGCTTCTCGTAGAAGATGCGCTCCTCCGGGCCCATCAGGAAGGACTCGGTATGCACCCAGCGTCGTGCAAACAGCGGCGAACCATCCGGCTGACAGGCGTCCGCCTTCGTGCGACGGAACATCACCGTGTTCAAGCGGTGCCGGTGTTCCAGCATTTCCTCGGGGCTGCCGAATAGCGTCGGGTTCAGCAGTTGCGCCAGCATCCAGAACTGGAAGTGATTGCCCTGGTGAGGCGTCGCCGAAAGCAGCATCAGGTCGCGGGAATGGTCTTTCAGCGCTTCAGCCAGCTTGTAGTTCTCGGTCTTCCTGACCTTGCCGCCATTGCGGTATGCCGTGAGGTGATGCGCTTCGTCGAACACCACCAGATCCCAACGCGGCGCATCCAGCAGGCGCTTGATGCGCGCCGGGCGCTTCAGGGTGTCGATGCTGGCGATCAGTCGGTCGTGCTTGGCGAAGGCGTTGGTCTTGCGGTCAGTGATGTCGCCCTCGGAGCCGAACACCTCGAAGTCGAGGTTGAACACTTCGTTCAGCTCGCGGTGCCAGTTGTTCACCAGACCCGCAGGCACCACCATCAGCGCCCGGGTCAGTTCGCCCCGGCTGGCCAGCTCCCGAAGAATGAGTGCCGTCTCGATGGTCTTGCCCAGCCCGACCTCGTCGGCGATGAGGTAGCGTCTGGGCGACGCGGTGGCAATACGGTGCGTCAGCACCACCTGATGGGGAAGCAGATCGATCTTGGCTGACGTCAGCGCCGACGCGCTCTCCATCACCGGCAGGGCGTGCGCTTCGTAGGAGAGCCACGCCTTGCGTGCGCGGTCGGCGTTGCCATCGACCGCACGCAAGATGCGTTCGGTGCGAGAGAGTTGGCGGCGAACCGAGCCAACCGGCACACGGCGCTCACCAACGCCGAAAAACGCACGCAGGTAGCCATCGCGCGCCGGATCAAGAACTACGCCTTGGCCGAATTCGTGATGGGTGATCCGTTCGCCGGGCTGGAGCTGAGTCTCTACTTCCAC